TTTTCCATTTTCCACATAAAATCTGTTCATATCCATTTTTCTTTACCCCCTTTTTATTCTTCATCCGTTAGAATGCTGGACATATTGGAATCCACTACATTATTAGCTATAACTGCACCTGTAGGGGTAGACGATGTCATAGTGCATTTTGATTTATTTCCCACTATAATTGCATACTGCGAGAAAACAAACATATTACTTGCACTATTTTCTATCTTATTGTTATTAAACATCTCTGCCTTACATAAGATTTTTGTCTTTGTATAAGGTATAGATATTTGACAATTTGCAATCTGCGTTAATGCCCAATGTATAGTGTTTTTTCCTGTTATGTAAATCCTTGAATTGATTACACTTCCGCGGTTATCATATTCAATTTGTGTTATGGAATAACATTTCACATAGCAGTTATCAATAACAAAAGGGTCCGTGCCATGCAATATGAAATGATCACTCATCAAGCTGGTATTTGTCACCCTACCTTTGCAAACCATAAAGGTATTGACATTGTAATCACATCCGGATGCTCTTGTTACTTTTATCTTAGACATATCGCCATGCACATTACAATAACGAAATACAGCACCGCATTCGCCGTCATTCGCATTAAATGTGGCTGTTAATGACAAATTGTTAAAATGTACATCTGTGTTGCCACTACCATTGACAGCTGCTGTTACGTCGGTACTCGTAACAATTCCGGATTTTATTGAAACAGACATACTGCAATTATCTAAATTGATCTTGTCCGTATTTGTCAAATCGAATATGCCACCATCGACATTAGATGCCACAATATCGATGTCTCTTATTGTTATATTGTTGTTACCACCTGATGTTACAAAAGTTCCATTGACGTTTATACTTGTCCCGGAACCCATGCCCTCAAACACTACTTTTTTACTACTAAACGATATAGTATTTTTAATGGAATAACTTCCTTCCAAAATTGTAATCTTACCACCGCTAGATGGTAATGCATCAATAGCTTTCTTAAATATTGCAGAATGATCTTGTCCGTCCATACAAACATAATCGACCAGCCATTGATGTTTTGAATCCACACAACCGATTGTAATTGTTGTAGGCGGTGCTAAGTGTTCACCTTTTAAATCAACTACATCTAATGTTAAGTCGTCTATACTTGAATATCCGTTGCTCGGGAAATAACTTGGAGTCGCACCTGTCGCACCTTGCGGGCCCCTGATTGTTCCTTTATAGTTCCACTTAGCACTGCTTCCACTTCCGGCGGTAGTACACTGATAAATATATCCGTACGAAGTGTTTAGATAAATATCGCCAACTTTAACCAATGGGCAAGAAGTATACGAATATGTGCTTGATGTACTGGTGCCGCTCATAGCAGTACCCGTATACCATTGACTTCCACCCATATTCACATTACCACTTCCGGTGCCCATAAAAAATTCACGAGAATCGGTGGTATATGCCGGTTCTCCTGCCGAAAGAGTTGGCAATTTAGATTTTAACCCTCTTCTTAATAAGATTTTGTTCGCCATGGATTAAACCTCCTTAAAATGTTCCTCCATCTATTGTACTTGTTGAGTCCAATTTAGAGTTCCATGCTGTTTTTTCTGCATCTGAAACAAAGCGATGCGTTGAATCTTGTGTAATCATACTTGCCGGATGTGATGTCGGATGTGTGTAATTCGACAAACCTGCAAGCTTCTCTTTTTCCGCTGTTGTATAATCCTCAGTTGAAAGTTGTTTACCGTCTACTTTGTCAACTTTCTTATTAAGTTCCTCTACCGTTGCATAACCGCTTAAATCAACAGTTGTGTCATCAAGCAATACTACTTCCGAATCAACTTTAGCATAAATATCATAGTGATTAGTCTTGCTATTCATAACAAGATACAATACGTTATCTTCTGCTGTTTCTATAGATGGAATGCTGTCAACTTTCTTGAATGACGCGTGTCCTGTTGCTGCAATTGCTGCCGCTACGGTAGTAGCAACTTCACTTTCTGTTTGAAACTTACTGTCGTTCGTCAACTCTGAAACCTTTGTCGGAACTGTTACATCCGGATTCAGAAGAATGTTTGATCCACCATTGCCTGCATAAAGAGCAATTTTTGTTTTGTCATCATTATAAGCAAGTGCCAATTCGCCCTCTGCTAGTGTTAGATTTGAAAGATTTTTGATTAAACCTCTTTTGATTAAAATTGTGTTTGCCATTTTGATTTCCTCCATTTTTTTAATATTTTCCGCCATCTAAGACAGCGTTTACTTGTGTTGATATCTTCAACGGTTCGAAATCTCCACAATCAAACTCATCTGTCGGTTCATTGTCGAAATCTCCACCATCAAATTCTATTTCATCATAGTCTTGCTCAAATAAACCACCGTCGTATATTACAATACCAAGTGCAGTTTGTAAAAGCATTATTTCTCGCATCAAAGATGCTATCTGTTCGTTATTATAAGCAGCATGTTCATCAAGTTGTTCCTGTGTCACCTGTTCCTTAATGCCATTCCATTTTTCAATGTCTGTAGAACTAATCCCATCAAGAACTTCCTTGTTATCGTGCGTATGTGCTTTTGATTTTAGAGTGCTTATATCTTCACTCATAACCTCATCAGTTTTAACTCGTTCGTTTATTCGTTCAGATAAATCCTTATCTGCATCGGATCGTTTTGTCACTTCATCATTCAGTGCCACTCTATTAGAGTCTGCTGCCGAACGTGCGTCAACCGCTTTGTCGTATGCAATTTTTACGGCATGCGGAGTTGCGGCAACCGATTCGGAATTATTGAAAGTATCACTTACACTGTCAGATAAAGTTACATGCCCTAAAACACTGCCTGTTGCTTTTGTATTTGAATGTGTGGTAAGGTCGTTACGCAAATTCTTACAAGACTCTGTATTTGACTCTGTTTCTTGGTTCACAGCATCGATAGAGTCGTGCAATGCTGTTCGTACTTCTCTGCCGTATATAGCAGATTTTATTTTATTTAACCAATCGGATATATTCGCCATGGTTATCCCTCCTCGTCTTCCAGCATCCAATCAAGCTTTAGTATTTCCTCACCGCTTAAGATGCCTATGACCTCGTTGTAATTGAGCTTCATCAACTCAACCTCATGTTCGATAGTTGCAATTTCAGAAAACTCCTTTTCAAATTCTTTGAAATGTTCTGATTTCGGAGTTACAACTATTCTGCCTGTCGGCTCGCCGTCGATTATTTCTTTCTCGCCATGCTTGGTTATAAGCTCTTGCTTGATTTGAAAATATTCAGTAAGTGCTGTGTTTAATATGCGAGTATTTCTGGCGGCAACATAGCCGACTTTGTCTACATGCCCGAGTACCGATTGTACTTGTCCGAGCATAGTTTCCATTTCAACATTCATTAGTTTCATATAGCTTTAATCACCTCCGTTGTTGAAAAATTGCATAAAAAAAAGAAAGAGCCCTTGTTAGGACTCTTTGGTTTTTGTTTATTTCTTTATACGTTTGATTCCATATTCGCAAGTAATCATAACTTATCACTCCTTTCCATAAAAGGAGCTGTTATTTTTGCGGATTTTCAAGTTCTTTTTCTGACCAAAGTTTCAATGTTTCTATTGATTCTGAAACATTTTGAAGTTCAGCTTTAATTTTCATAAAATCATTTAGTTCACTGTCATCCACCTCACCGTCGGAACTGATTTCTATTAATCTTTCCTGCTGACGTTTTATTGAATTCAGTGACGCCAACAATGGTAAAACTATCTTTTCAAGTTCCAATTCTTTTTCCGTAATAGGTGAAACATATCGTTTACCTATATCACATTCTTCGGTGCAATATTTATTACACAACATAGGTTTGTTATAAACTTTAGACAGAATAAGCACTTCGTCCGGATGAATACGAAACCTATCGTTCTCAATTCTCTCAAGTCGTGCCGTATCAATCTCTCGTACACCGTTATTATCGGTCATATCACATACTTCTTCCCTTGACAATCCGATTTCTTGTCTTATTTTTTTATAAATGTTCACCCCTTATACCTCCCCATTGAAAATATCTTTAACCGTATTATATCACAATACTCTATTTTTGTAAATAATAGTAAGACCATTTTTATTTTTTGCAAAATTCGACTGTGTAATTCACACTTATTGTTATCGACATCAAATATAGAATATAGTATATTTATGTTAACAAATAAATCAAAAGAGGAGGTCAAACACAATGCCAAAATTAAACCCACCAACCGAAGACTGGGAAGATGATGAATCCTTATGTGTCTGGGATGCCGCCGATATATGGATGTCCAGCGGATACGATGAGGATTATATGTTTGGGTATACCGAAGAAGAATTAAGAAAAGCATTAAATGCTTAATCAGAAAGGGGTTTTATTTATGAAAGCAAATGATTTTGCATACAAGAACAAATCAGGTAAAGGTGTATACGGAGCAGCCGCTTTTAACCACTATGTCTTTAAGTCATGTAAGGGAATTGACGGTTTTATATCAAAACATGCTACACATATATTCACTTTACCACTGGAAATATTGAGCAATATATTTCGTCGTTAGTGTATGTCAATCAAAAAAGGGGCGAAAACTATCGTCCCTTTAGATTTATTTATATTCCAGATGTCCAATATACACGTGGTATTGAATCTATCAGTCCAGTTACACTTTTTAACATCCATTCTATCGACATTCCGCCCATATATGGATCAAATTCATTTTCTATTGGTATCTGTCCATTAGCGAGAAGTTCTTCAACTTTACGTATACCGTTTATAGTGATGTTACTGTCGCTTTTCATAGTATACAGTGATATGAATGGTTTTTCAAATTTCTTAGAATAACCTTCGTATGTACCCGATATTGTTATATTTGCACCTACATATTTTTCGAAATCACTCTTATGTCCTATACCATACTCGTCTTCATTTAAGTATGTAATCCAATCATTATCATTATTGTCTTTAAAATGTCCTAATAGTGTGGCATTATCCCAACTACCGTTTTCGCCTCTATATTCTTCAATAGAGAGTAGCTTACCCTTTATCTCGACTTTATCGCCAGATTGATATTGAGAATAATATGTACTTTCAATCACTTTATCACCTTCATTTTCGGAAATATAATTCTTAGAAGTATCTATGGATATAATATTTTTTTCACCATTCCAATCTATACCGAAATCAAATAATTTACCTATATCTCGAAGTTTGAAATAATTACTGTCATTGATAAGATATACTTGTAGATTGACTTCTTCTCCATTTTTTAAAATTGAAGAATTAGTAGCTGTAGCTTCGACAACATCGCCGTCTAAACTTTCCAATTCCCCTCCAACAATGGTATATGGTTGACTGCTGGTTAATGAAACTGTATTCATAACTTCATCATAGCCTACAGAAAACTGTTTTTCTGTCGCATTTAAAACATATGCTAAATCACGAAGTTTGAAATAGTTATTCCCATTGATATTATAAGAATCGAATTTGATATCTTCACCGTTAACCAACACTGTTGATGCAGTCGGAACAGCTTCGTCAGCTGACACCGAAGGCACCATCATAGTTGATAATATCATCACTGCTGATAGTATTTTACATATCATCTTTTTCATAACCTTATCCTCCTAAATTAATATAATTTCTGTATATTTAATTATATCATATGTTTTAACCTTATGCAAGAAAATATTACCTGTTCACTACAAAACCATTTTGAATTTTCACGCTTACAGTTTTTGTATAATCCATTTTCCCTTCAGCAGTTATAAAACCTGGTTTTAATAACAGTATCGTTTCCTCTGCCGAATCAAAGCTATTCGATACGATTTTTCTTCCTTTAACAGATGGATCTATTACAAAATTCTTTAATTCGCGACCTCTTAAATCTAAATTACCATGCATATAGAAATTACCCGCTTCGTATTGTCCATAATCTTTAGCAGCATAGATAAATTGAGCAGTGTAATTTTCATCGGTATATTTTTCTTTATAACCCCAAACAATAGCAGCGCCTTCAGGTTCTAAACTCATAGATAAAAGTTTTTTTGATTTGTCTTCTGCCCATTGAGTGGTACCAATTTTACCAACATTCGTTTGCTCATTTACAAGGATCAATCCTGTTTTATCCAACGTCATACTATCGTTATGTAAGTTATCTGCTTCTATGATAAACCCGCCGATTTCTCCATATGTAGCAGTTAATTTACCACTGTCGTCGACCGTAAAATTTCCGTTTCCTAAGTCTATATCACCCTTTTTAATAGTTAGACTTCCGCCTTTATTCAAATTCCACACGACATTTCCGTCTTGCGACATTAATACACCCGTTCGAACTCTATCGGCACTCATATGACCGACGGTTATACGATTCGCGACAATCGCACCGTCCATAGTTATACCGAGATTTAGCTTATATGGTTTTCCGTTGTTCCAAAAGGTATCGGTTTTATCATCGGCATCGCCTTGAGGAGCATCCTGATTGGCATATTCCGTATAATGACCGAGACCGTTAACGTTCCATATCCAAAAGTGTTCCGAACGTGTATAGTCCTTACCTGAAGATACGACTAAAGCCTCTGAATGTTGTCCATTTTGATTATTTGTAATCAATGACACATAACCGTTTGTATTCTCCCTCAGCATTTTATCGGCGTTTGCTTGTGCGTTCTTTAATATTGTAGAATGCGGTGATTCTATCTCTGAAGACACCGAACTCATGGTTTCGGATAACGAAGATGTACCTGAAGTGTTCAAAAGAGTCTTTTCGAGAGTATATTTTGCACTGTCAGGCTTATCAAGCTCTATGCTCAGTTCAGTTACCGTAAACAAGGTATTCATTCCGTGTGGATAAGAAATACATCTTATACGATCAAGAATTTTTACCGGCTCGTTAATATTCGACAAATATCGCAAATCGACTGCCGATACTTCAAGGGTCATTTGGTCAAACTGATGTTCTTTTATATAATCTCGTGTCTTCTTTAAAAGTTCGATTGAATCCTTTGTCTCGCTGAAATCCGCAACGGCTTCAACTCGTCCGTATATATCTTTAAGGCAATAGAACTCCTCGTTTTCGTTCTTCAAGTACACATTCGCATATGTTCCGTCTGTTTCGATCTTAGCGGTAATCGTAGATGTAACCTTATTATCGCTATCAATACTGTAATCAAGAAATTCAACCATAACGGTATCTTTCTTATTTGTTTTTGTGTCTACTCGTATCGTCGGAACAGTAACCGAGTTATCCAACGTCTTACTTTCAATAGTAATATAACCGTTTTTATCCACTTTGTATTTATAGACTAAATTTCCATTTTCGTCTTTTTTGTCGGGATAAATATAAATCAAATTTCCATCTTCATTGTGAGTAAGTTTTCCATCTTTATCTCGCTCATAATATCCGATTTCTTCTTTATCAACCACATCTCCCTTAGGAATATCGGACAGTGTTACATAAGTATCAAACGCATCCGAATCCTCGGTTGATTCCTGTTCTATGGTTGCACCTCTCGGAATTAAGACCGTTGCCAAATCTGTTAAATCCCAATTCTTTGTGAAATCTAAAAGATTATCGCCGAATCTTATAATTTGCGAGTTCTCATTAAGTTGGTATTCTTCTTTTATCAGACTTATATATTTCTTATCGCCGATTCTTTTTATACAGAGATGACATTCAAAAGCATTGACAACATTTTCGTTTATAGCATCTAATGTCTTTCCGTAATCGGTAACAATTTCTTCTGCAAATGGCTCGTTGTAGTTATAGATATATGCTTCATCAATGTAAAACTTATATCTTTCTTCATCATCGCCATATCGTTTATTATGGTTGTCCAAAACAGATGTCAGAAAGCTTCCGACAGTCGTTCCCTCCGGATACTTTGCTTGAGGTTGAATTGTATCATTCAAATATGACAGTTCACCCTCACAAGTTAAAGTTCGGTTATTCCAGAAATTCATTTTTTCAGAGAGTATTCTGCCTCTCCATAATTCTTGTTTGTCCCGATATACGATTATTTCAGATGTCATACGTTTCAATATATCATATCCGGCGTTTCCCGGTGGAAGAGTTATTTCCAGAGAGCCTGCGGCATTGTCCTTTAACGTAAGTTTTGGACTGTCTGCTTTTCGGCTCTCTGTAGGAGATACATCACTGTAAATCATAACGCCGTCACCCATTATACTATACATTGATTATAACCTCCCCACTCTAAAATCTATTGAAACAGTACCTACTCCTTTGAAATACATTTTATACGGTTCGGTTTGTCCATAGAAAATGAAATCGGGAGCAAATGTTGTTCCGCCTTTAAAATTCATTGTAATGTCGATACCCAAATATGAATTGACAAATCGAATATCTATACCTTTATCCAATTCACCGCAACTGCTTTTGGGACACCTCAATATTCCGTTATTATAGGTTAATAAGTTATGATGAGTCGGGCATTTTGGTTTAAATGTTATCGTTGGTGAAATCGGAACACCGCCAAAGAAAGTATTCATTGAATCGGAATCCAAAGTATATGGTGGAAATTGCATTTCACTAAATCCATTTTGATTATCTATTTCTATATCGGTACATATGGTATCCCAAGTAACTCCTGTTTCAAAGTTAAACGGATCCCACAGCCAATCAGAAGTAGATGATGATACATTCCATTTAAATGGATTCACATTGTACCCGATTGTTATAACAGACCAAGTATCATTTGACTCCCACGAATCTACTGTAAAACGCCCTTGATAAAACCATGTTGGATCATCGTCCAAAACCGCATATAAGCATTTTCCGTGTAAATACTCCATAATTTCCGAATACCTTTGAGCCCAACGATTACGATCATTCGACTCTAAAACAATGCGGTTACCGACCTCGTAATCATTCATAACCTTAAATTTAAATGTACCGGTACGGTTATTGTACGTTGGGTAACGCGTAAGAGCCTCCGATAAATCCAGAGATCCGTTTCCTCCCGGTACATCTATATAATTCGTCTTTGGTTCGGGTGGCGCAAAGACCGGACGGGATTCGGCTAATATATGCCAATCATCCCATGTATTTTTACAGTCCACTTTTGTATTCTTATCATGTGATTTTAGAATATCGTCAGGACTTTTAAAAAATGTTATCGATTGAATCATATATTACCTCTCCTTTTCATCATTGCTGCTACACCAAGACTTCTGTCCATTTCAGGACTTATTGCGCCGACCAATTCGCCTGTATCCATCACGACTTGTAATTGACTTACTCTATCTACCAAGTCAGATAAATCGCTTTTCAAACCGTCTATTGCGTCTACAATCTGACCGTTCGATTGTGTATTCGCATCTGCCAACTTTGATATAGCATCACCAAACTGATATGCTAATCCATTTTGATTTTTAGACACAACACTCATTCCTAGAGCAATACTTCTGTTTGCCGAAAGTGTGCTATCCATTTGATTAAGCCCATTCTGCACATTTGTCATATCCAAAATAGGACTTATGGTTGGTGTTATCTCCATATCGCTATCGATTATTGTAGACATATCACTTATCAATCTGCTTACAGACTGAATTGTACCGCGTGCCATATCCGCACTCGCTTTAGAAGCATCATCACTTCGATTAGTAATACCGCCTATCAAACCTTCAACCATATATTCGCCAATTCTGGCAAATACTCTCGATGGTGAGTGTATCTCGGCAGTATCTTGAGTTATTTCCGTTCCGGCAGAAATAAGACTCTCCAAAGTTTTAAGAAATTCAGGTTGTTTGCTTTCTACACCCTCAATTAATCCATCAACCATATATTCGCCGAGTTCATCCCAACCGGCAGAACCTAAAACCGTGCTGGCTATAGAAACAATTTCTTGGAATTTCTCTTCGGTATCGTCTTTGATAGCGCCGATATTCTTTAAGAAAGCATCTTTTAATTCACTGAGTTTTTCGTCAGTGTCTTTCTTCAATTCGTCCAAATCTGAATTATATGTGGTTTTAAGTTCTTTAATCTGGCTATTTGTTTCTTTGCGTAAGTCGGTTAATTCATCAGTTGCTCTGTCTGTTGCTTCTTTATGCTTTTCAGCCCACAAATTTGCATATTGCGAAAGTTGGGCATCAGTCATAGAATTCAAGCCTCGAATATTAGCAATAGCTGATGGTCCCATTTCCTGAAGTTCTTCTATCAATGCTTGGTTTAGTCCTCGTTTAGATAGTTGTTGAAGTGTATCGTCCCAATCCTCAAACTCTGCAACTTGATCTTGAAGATTTTTTGTCAATTCAGAAACACTGGTTTTTCCTTTTTGCTCCACCTTATCAAACAAACCATATGCATTATAAAGTGACTGAATCCTTGAATCGAGGGTATCCGAATAATTATCTTCCAGTTCTTTAATGTCCTGTTCGAGTTTTTCGTTTAATTCCTTTTCTTTCTCGACGTAATCATCCTTAACATTTTGACAATCATCAAGAAAGTCTTTATAAGCGTTGTAGATTTCTTTTTGCGTGGCATAGATTTCTTTTTCGTACTTTTTACGTGTTTCCTTATCTCGCTTACCGTATTTATTCAGCATACGAGTATTCCACGCTAATTTGTCGGCTAAAGAATATTCCCCACGATCCTCTTGGTCTTGAATCCAGTCCATAGAATTCTGATAATTAGCATCAACCAGTAGTTTATTAAGGTATTCACCCTCTTTAACGGCATTTGACCATGCAACCGAACCCTCTTCTAAAGTTGCAATCAGACGTTTGTTAGCTTCTATCTCGTCTTCCAACGCATCTATATTACCGTCAATAAGTTCGTGTTTTAGATCGTAAATCTTTTTATCGATTTCTATTCGTTCTTCACTACCGTCTTCATATCTTGCCTGAACCCGTTCCCAAGCTTCAAGTTCGCCTTTAGTGTCCAAACGATTATAATCTTTTTCGGTTTCAATCCAATTCTTAGATGTACTATATTCCGCATCTTTTAACAACTTACGAAGATATATACCTTCTTTTACAGCATTAGAATAAGCAACTGTTCCTTCTTCCAATGATGCTATTAAGTCATCATTAGCCTGAATTTCTCTTTCCAGTGCATATACATCTCCATCAATAAGTTCGTGTTTCAGATCGTAAATCTTTTTATCGATTTCTGCTCGTTCGTCTGTACCCTCAATGTATCGCTCTTGAACTCGTTTCCAAGCCTCGAGTTCCTCTTTGGTACTCATACGATTGTAATCTTTTTCTTTATCGATCCAATCCTTAGAATTCTGATAATCCTCTTCTCTTAATTCCTTAAGAACTGCATAAGCATTCTTTTCAGCCTTCAGTCTCTCTTCACTACCCTCAGAGTATTTTGAAATCATAGTATCCCATATTTCAAGTTCCTCCGCCAAACTCAACTCGTCGAAAGACTTTGCTTCTTCTACCCATTTTTCAACATCATCAAAAGACTTTTTCGCCACACTCTTAACTTTTGCTGCTGACGCTTCAGTTTCATCCACTGCTCTATATGCGTTATCTCGTATACCGTTTGCTAAGCCTTCACCGATATATCTACCAATTGCCATAAAAGCTCTTGATGGCGAATGTATTCCTAACGCTTCTTTTGCGGCAGCTAATGAACTTTTAGCCAAGCTTACTGCGGCAGCTATAGCCGAAGAACTACCCGAGCTAATACCCGACGCTAGTCCTAATGCCATGTTATAACCTGCTGCTCTATAACCACCAACTTGATTATTTGCGCTATTTATGCCAGCTGATGCCATGTTGTTTATAGCGGACATAACTGTCGCACTAGACGACACTATTCCTGTAGCCAAAGAATTTCCCAAATTAGCACCGCTTGATTGGAATTCTCCCATTCTGCTTCGCAATGCCGAAGCTGCTGATTCAACTATTGACGATACCGCTTGTGAAATATTTCCCGATGCAGAAATGAGTGAATTTACAAAATCGTTTATTCCTTGCGTTCCGGCTGAAGCAAATGCCGTATTTAGAGAGGATAAACTATTGTATAGTCCTGAAAAATCTGCCCCGCTAATATCATTAACAAAAATCATAAGATTTTCCCCGAAAGATTTCAAAGAATCTCCATAATTTTGTAGACTATCGACACCACTAGTATCATTGACTAATTCTGCCAACATTTTTCCTGCGTTTACAGACGCTTCGATGCCTCCGGTGTTAATACCAGATACTATATCTCCATAATTCTTTATTGCATTTCCGAACGAAATTATTTGTGTACCAAAATCGCCTATATCATTATTACCGGCTAGCATTCCAGCTAACCCGCCTGAGTTCGGAAGAGTCTTTGCCAGTTCAGATAGAGCTTTTCCAGCCGCGACGGATGCTTCGATACCACTTGTATCTATACCCGATACAGTATCGCCATATCCTTTTATTGCTTCGCCGAACACTTTTAATTGAGTGCCAAACTGTGCAAAAGATGATTCACCAGTTAGCCATGAAGTTATCGATTCTAACAGCCCTGCACCAGTCAGTGCCAAAATTGTATTTGTTAATGTCTGTATATTAGATAGCACACTACCATCTATGTTCTTAGCACCTTCTATAAACGGCGACAAATTCGTCATAAACATAGAAAGATTGGATGCCATCTCTGGTAATGCAGATGTGGTGCCGTCAAGAAATCCTCCTGCAATTCCGCCTATAAATTGGCCAATTGCTGTACCGATTATTTGAAGAAAATCCCCACCTTCGGATATCAGCCATTCTAATCCGGGTATTTGAGATAAAGCACCTAATGCAGCAATCACAAGTGACAATTCTGCAACAACCGCTCCAAATGCCAACACTCCAACCATTGCCCCTGCTGCCAACGCCGTCATAGCATTTAATGCCAACATAAATGCTGTAATAGCAGCTATACCTGTAATAAATGATTCAGCACTAATATTACCCAATGCTTCAACCGCACTTTCAGCTATGCTCTTAAAAATATCAAATAATAAAGTGACTATTTTAGGTGAATATGTTTTAACGGTCTCTAATACTCCGACTATTATTTTGAAAATACCGTCTGCTAACGCTGGTATACATTCTACACAAATATTGATGGCTTCCAACAATAATGCTTTAAAGGCTTGTCCTATTGCTGGTGCACTCAGTATAATAGCATTACATATACCTACAATAGCTTCTGCTATGACACCAACCATTGAAGGTATTAGTTCTAATATGCCAGTTATCGTGACACTTAAAGCTTCTACAAAAGCGGCCGCTCCTACTGCCCCAGCAGTTGACAATATCGAAAAAGCAGTTGCAAACGCCATAACTCCCGCACCTGCCGCCAAACATGCCACACCTAGCAATGCAACCGCACCACTAATAGCCAATATAACCGGTGCTACTGGTCCCAAAGCATATCCTGCAACTCCTATAATTGCCATTGTAGCAGCTATTGAAACTATTCCCTTTACTATTTCTCCAACAGACATACTACCTAAAGATTGTAATACCGGTACCATAAGATTTAATGCTGTAGCCATGATCACCAAAGCTGCTGAGCTTGCCAGTATATTGCCAGACATACCCGATAGCAATTCGAATCCGGCGCATATAGCTAATATACCAGCTATTGCAGCTCCTGCTTTACCTAAATCAGGCCATTGCATCTGTCCAAATTTACTACATACATCTGCAAATATCTCTAATGCAGCTCCTATTATTACTAATGAAGTTGCTGAGCGTAATAATTTAGTCGGTTTAATCTGTTTCATCAGAAATTGAAATCCGGCAAACGCTAATAGCATTCCACTGATTCCCGATAAACCTTTTCCCAATTCAAGCCAACTATATTGTGATAACTCTCCACACACTGATGCCAATATTTTTAGAGCAGTAGCCATTATTACCATCTGAGCAGCTCCGCTCTTTAACTTCTTTCCATATTTGCCCATTGCAATTGCCGCCGATACGACTATAGCCATAAGTCCTAATATACCGGTTAGTCCAATCGCTAATTGGTTCCATTCAAGATCCGATATTTTTTTCAAGGCGCTCGCCAAAATCAGTACCGAGGTAGACATAGCAATCATTACACCTACTGATTTTAATGCACCTTTGCTTTTACCTGCTATTTTTTCGAATATTGCCATTGCTCCCATTAATTCTCCAAATAGAACAGTTATGGCTACCAATGCAGATGTCAAGCGTTTAGGGTCGATCATGGACAATACTAATAAGGAAGCTGCCAGCACTCCTATGGCTATTGCAATCTTTTTCAAAGTATCTGCCTTTACACTTTTTTGCAGACTCTCTAAAGAATCTTTTACAGTGCCAAATATGGATTTTATGTGATCTATTATACTGGTCGAATTGTCAAATGAGTCGGCAATACCGCTTATAAATTTCTTTATTTTCACAATAACAGTTGCTAATAAACCACCATTCACAATGTCTAAAAAAGATTTTATATCACCATTATGAAAAGCATCTTTAAAAGCATTACCTATACCTTGAATAGTATTTGCAAGTGATGCTCTTACCCCAGATGTCATATTCCAAATATTTTTCAGAACATCGACGATATCTTTAAATCCGTGAATATCTATTTTATCACTTAAAACCGAAACAAATTCTTTGACTCGATCAATTGCTCCTCCTACAAAACCGATTACAGTATTGATTGCGTTCCCAAATATGTTAGTCTCTTTTATAGAATTATGTAACTTCGAAATCCATTCACCTACAGAACTCGATACGTTTAAAACGCTATCACCCAATCCTGTAAAATGACTAAACAATTGTACTATTGCTGATACGACATTTTTTATTATTGTAACTCCTATACCCAGTATAGAAAAGACACCTTTAAATACTGACTTTAATTTATTGGCTTGCTCTTCGCTTATTTTGAATTTTTCAGATAAACTTTTTATCTTTTCTGTCACCTTAACAAGTTGCTCAACTGTAATTGGCGGAAACACATCTGTGAAAGCCTCTTTTACAGAGTTTAAAATTGTAACAAGTCCTTCGAAGACATTTTTTACTGAATCAATTATCATCGTACGTCCGCCGGAATCTTTCCAACCTTGCAAAAGATTATTTCTTGCATCTGCGGATTGTTGAATCATATTACCTAACTGATCAGACACTGAAGTCCAAAGTGATTTTGCTTCTTCAAAGTCACCAATTAATATTTCCCATGTTTGCGTCCAACCTGATTGATTTGCTTCTTTTAAAGTGTCAATCAATTGAGTAAAAGTTTTTACCTTTGTTGCTGCATCATTAGCAGTTTGACCGAGTTTCATTATTTCTTGTGCCTGTTCCGCTGTATATCCCATAGATGTTAGCTGTTCTTCGGTCAAATCGCCAGTAAACTTAGATAGGGTTTCTGTCAATATTTCAGAAGATAACCACCCTTTTTGTAAGGTTTCTCTAAATGAGCCTTCATCTTTTATCATTTGATCTATGGCGATTCCATGTACACGAGCTGTTTCTTTTAAAGCATCCTGAAATACTTGTCCACCCATACCAGCATTAACAACTGAATTCCAGTCCTGCAATTTTACAGTTCCTGCAGCCAATGCCTGCGACAACTGATACATTGCTGTACTTGCTTGCTGTGAAGTCGATCCTGATACCGCAGCCAAATTAGCAATACCTTTAATTGCGGCAACAGAAGTATCCAAATCAACACCGGCAGCAGTAAAAGTACCTATATTACGTGTCATTTCCGTAAAGTTGTAAATAGTCATATCAGCATAATGGTTTAGTTCATCTAAAGCATTATTTACCTGTTCAAGGGTTGTACCCTTTGACGACGTATTAGCTAAAATGGTCTGAACAGCATTGATTTGAGTTTCATACTCTTGAAATCCCGATTTGGCAGCACTAATAAGTGAATTTGCAATACTCGTTCCCGCTTGCATTGCTGCATTCGTAAGATTTACTAATGCTGTTGTAGCCGCAACTTGCATCGCTGAAAATTTAACACCGACAGTATCTGTTTCATTACCAATATGTGAAAAAGTTACTTTATTTGCTGCGGATGTTATGTTTTCCAAGCCCGTTGCCACATCTTTTAATTTTAATTTTTCTTTAAGCTTGTCTAATGTGGACATACTTGTGGCAACATTTCTCTCAAAATTACGATTATCAAACCTCATTTCTGCAACTCTGCTATCAATTAACGTACTCATGAAGTGATAACCTCCCTCCATAATTCCGAAGCCAGTTGTTCGAAAATTGGTTGAATGGCAGGGTTTATATAATCTCTCCCTTGTACATATCCGCCATTACGAGTTCCATGACCATATTGCAATATAATAGCTATGGGTACTCCTTTATTTTCATTCGAATTATAAAACTCGATAGCAACCGATTCGCTGTTTTTTTTTACTTTATAAAACCACGAAGACGCAGTTTTACCAGAATTAATAGGGGTTGCTGATTTTAAAGCACTAACACCTTTTTGACCATATCGATTGAAAATATCTATTTTAAACACATTTTTTAATTTTCCAAAGTATTTATCTACCTTAGCAAAATCGCCCTTATGCCTAAAGCTTATAATTGACATTTTTTATTCACCCCTTTGAGTTGTATTTTTCTCGTCGTTTTGCATTTCTAACGGCATTTTCTTTCATAATTTCACTCTTACTCTTTTTTCTTGGTTTTCTGTTTTTTATTTCGAATATTTTTATAAGTGTGAACAAACGATTGATATGCCATTTTTGACACTCCATTGGTACATTAAAGGTTATCATTATATAATAAATAAGTTCACTTGTTAAAAATTCTCCTGTTCGACTTGACGGTTGAGTGTCGTGTATAACTGTAGCAGTCATAGGTGATTCGATATAGTTTCGTATGTCTGTTAGATTTTTCGACGTTAAACGATTATATACATCATCGCTTACATTCTGTGTAATTGTCATGCATTTTATATAATCTAAAGTTTCCTCATATGTCTTTTCTTTTTTTGATAGAAAAGGCACTTGCCATTTAGATTCCCATTTTGAAAGGGACACTAAAGAATGCTCCAACATCAATTTTTGCTCTTTTTTAGACACAATAAATTCTTCATGTTCTTCATCCCATCGTTCTTCAGCAGGTATAATTATTTGAAGCATTCTTCTTCCTCCCATTTATTTTCTTAATTATTGATATTGGTTCCGTCCATCAATGACTTTTGGTTAACCAGATTCGTTTTTTTACTGATTTCCGCCGGGACGATACCATTCATGAATTCGATAGCCTTATCGGTATCCGTAATGAATTCTATGAATAAATTTGAGTATGCTTCTGTTTGGCAAAATTCTTCGGTTATAGCCTCTGACTTGATAAATCTTTTTCCATCCGGGCTCTTTTGTCCGTATGATTTTCTGATAAAATCATCAAATACTTTCATCATCGTCGGCACATCATTGGCTTGAACGATTCTGGTTATCATTTCTGAGAAGCCGCCTCTTGTGCCCAATTCCATTTTCATAAGTTCCGCTGTAGTAAGATTAAACCAAAAATCTTCGGTTCTGCTTACTCCGTTATAATCTGTATAAGTTATAGTTTTTTTAATCATAATATTATTCTCCTTTCAAATAAAAAAATAAGGGACGGTTAATAGTCCGTCCCTTTAAATATGTTTTAGCCTACAATTGATGTATCAGTTGGTTTAAGAATTCCAATAATTTCTTCCGGCAATGGAAGTCTTGCTTCGGCATCAGCTGTACCGTAAAGAATATCTTCAATTGCTTTCATTATCTTTGGATCGGTCTTCGTGCTGTCAAATGTCATGATTGCGGTTGGTTTAAATGGATTACCATCTTCATCCACTCCTGGAATATCTACTGGTGTAGTAGAAATTTCCCAACTCATAGTAATCGCTTCAGGTGAATCATTGATTGTTGCATAGTTTTTCTCTGATGGTGTAGCCATACATCCATACACGATATGTAACTTGTATCCGTAATCGTTTCCATCTACGTCATTACCCAAAGTGGTAACATACGACAATCCAAACATCTTACGCTTTTGCTGACCGATTGTTACACCCGCAACTATTGACTTAGAACCATCGCACTCTGCAAATTCCTCAGGATACATATATGCCTCAAGTGTTGCCGCAAAATCCTCTGCAGACATAATATTCAAATACTTAATATCATCAGCGTATATAGGTGTTGCTTCTGCTCCCGATGGGCTTTCTGTTACAGCGGTCAAACCGTTCCAAGGCACACCTTTTGGATATTGGGTAGCTCCTTGTTTGTCCTTTGACGCAGGATACAACACTCCCTTTTTTGTACCGGTTTCATATAGTCTTTCACCGATCTTATCCCATGTTAGTTTACTCATTCAAGTAGTCCTCCTTTTAATAATAAATTTTAAATATATCATGATTAAGGTTATCAGATACAAAATGTTGTTGCAATCTGCACAATGGTATATTAGCTAATTGCTTCGACACTTCGCTATCAGGATCCTTATCTATGACCGTTAATAAATATGCGTTATTCTGTTTATAAACGGCATCGTTTGCAAAACGATTTTTTATTTCGGTTCGTTCGTAAACTATAGCCGGATATTTCATTTTAACAGATTCCGGTGGTTGGAAATATACATTTCTACTGCCTAAAATCTCGCATAAAAACTCATGCAATTCATATCTAGTTTTCATTATATATACCTCCCACCGTTAAATTTAGTCGAGGGTACCTAACCTCAACATTTGTGATTTTCCATTTAGTACCCTCAAACTCGATATACTTCATTAAATGAAAATTATCTTTAGCAAATGAATCGGCTATAATGCTAAATTCATTAGCTATCGAAACATCATCGTTTACTTTATCTGATGTTTGAAATCTATAAGAATTTCTCAATAAATCCCCGTAATATTCACGTTCCATTATTTGATCCATCCATACACCGGGCTTAGTTTCCTGCGTCATAGCATAACCGATTTTCCCAAAGAATTTTGTCATTTTGAATTTCTCCTATAATATCAGCCGACTATGTTGCGAGAATCGGCTGTCACATCTTCTTCAATTGCAATAGCCGAATAAACTCTTGTAAGTGCTCCTGAGCATCTAGTTTCAAGAAGTGATTTTTCTTGATTGAATTCGATGTCAAACTGTGTAAAATGAGTGACTTCTCCGCCCTTTGTAGCACCCAAAGAATAATCTGCAAGATTTACAATAATGCCAAGAATTTTCTTCTTCTTAGAATCTGTAGTTGTTCTTGTCTTGCCTTCAAACTGCTCGGCTGTATAGATATTACCAACATTAAGTGCTGAAGCAAGCTCTGCTTTTGATGAGTAGATTCTTCTACCATTCATATCGCGAGCAAGTAACATAACATTCAACATGTGTGGCGTCATAAAGAAATCAGGTGTACCACTTCCTTTGTAGTTTTCTCTCGCATGAAGAACCGTATTAATAATTGCCTCTGCGTAGATATAGTTTTCTCCAAAACTTACACCCGTTCCAGTACCCTGAAGTTCCTTCTTAGCTTTATCAATATCAAGATCTACGTGAATTGTATATAGATCGTCATCTGTCCAAATCGGTCTGATTTTGTCTGGTGCAATCTTATCCTCAGCACCTTCGTCACGACCGTCTCCGAGCATCATTGCCGTAGCAAGTTCTTCGTTAAGCATTATTCTATCAATATTATATAGATATTTCACATAATCGAAATCTGTAATATCGATGATATCATCTCGGTGAAGAGCATTCTTTACATATACAGTCTGTGGATCAGTTGTTCTTCTTACAAGTTTGAAGTTTCCTGCAAGACTCTTCTCTTTACCCTTCTTATAGCCCTTTGCTCTTAAATCATTAATATTTCTTATATCGACTTGGCTGGTTCTTATTCTTGAGATAGGGCTCTTATGTACCTTACTCATAACAACCGAGATCCAATCCTGATCGTTTGTGATGATTTCCGGCGCACCAGGACGAACTTCTTGATATTCAGGGAATAACATGGTTACATTACCTGTTCCGCTTTGAGTGAATCCACCACTCAAAGCGTCATGTTGCAACCCATTGCTATCGGCATAAATTTCTAGTGCCGTTTGTAGACTGCCGACTTGACTTGATTTAGCCAACTTAATAATGTCCTCTTGGACGCTATGCGATAGATAATCCTGTTTTCTTTCATCGTTATCAAATACGTTATGCTTCATATTTCCGTCTCCTTTTTTATCGTCATCGTCGTTTTCGTTTTTATTCGCGTCTTCCAACGCCATTCCAATAAGTGCATACACAACTTCTTGTTGTTCTTCTGTTAATTCATTAAAAACTTCTTGAATATTTTTTTCTTTTTTTCTTTTTTTTTCTTTTTTCTCGTTATCATCTCCATTTTCTTTTTGTTGGTCTAATTCTTCCTTGTTCATTTTGTTTCCCCCGCTTTCTTTTTCGCTTGAATGATAGATCACAAGTGCATTTTCGTCATAGTTTGCCCATAATCCATCGTCCTCATCTTCACCATGAGCCATAACGAAGTCGATATACGCCCCTGGATTAGATCCCGCCAGCACGAGACTTAGTTCTTTTATAGAACCATGTATCACGTCGCCACCGACTTGCTTCAGTTTATTAGCATAAATTGATAACGACCTTACATCGCCGTTATGTACTAGTTGTTTTGCATGCTCGCCTTCCTCTGTATCATTAAATGTACAATAGGCGTATACACCATCTTTGCGATTCTCTAATAAAGCATGTCCTAAAACCGCCTGTGAATCTTTATGGTTATGGTTCCAAATCAAAGGAACCGTTGCTCCGTCGTTATCTTTGAACGCATCTTTTCGGATGGTTCTACCATCTTCGCATAATAAATCATTTCTAGTGGCATAACCACTAAAATCATAATTATTCATTTTGATTTTCTCCTTCCTTTTCTTGTTGTACTAATGGCTTATTTTCATTAAGCATTTCTGGCGATTGGTTGATGTTACTATTGATTAGCATATCTGCTTTCGGATCGTCAGAAGGTTTCATACCTATAATTTGTCGCATTTCATTCGAAGTCAATATTTCATTTCGAGTAAGCTTATCTGCAATTTCTGCCAAATCAGATACCGGTACAAGCTTAAATGGATCCCTATAATAACGTATGGATTGTCCTTGTGTTCTTGCTGTTTTTGTAAGAAATTTTCGTTTCATTTCATCCGCAACAGCAGCAACCATAGGTTCTATAGTGCGAGAATAATAATTCAACATAGTCTTATCATCAGCAGTACCATCCATGATAGTTTGAGTTATTCCTAACTGGCTATATAGCATACTCGTCAAATACTCAATCTGTTTCATTAGATTATTTTCCACCGAACGATTTAACTGTGTTATTTTTTCTGTGCCATCTGTATAAGCAATACCATATTTAGAACCTGATAATTGTTCTTCTATGTCTTTACGACGTTCCTCAGCTTGTTTTTTTCGTGCTTCGGTTTTTATTACATACGGCAATTGGATTATTAAGTCTAATTTTCCAGAACTGGCTTGTTCGTCTACTCCGTCTAATAAAGACAATTTCCTTATCAAGCGTTGCATTGTCGAATTAGGCTCATTTATAACTGCGTATAAAGGATTCTCCACGATGCCTATATTTTTTTTAGCTAACCATATATCCTCTTTCCTTCCGGATATTTCGTTATACAATCTAACTTTTACTGAATCAGTTCTCCAATCAATTATTTGTCCGGTACGCATTGATAAAATATCATATGAATTACTAATATTCGGATCAAGCGTAGTATCTACCGGAACAATAGCAACACATCCTTCGTCCAACAATGATGAGTATATATCCTGCATGAATGCTCTGGCTGTTTGATCAATATTGGCTTCTAGTGTCAAACAGTTATTAAGACTGGAATCCATCATTTCTGTATAACGATCATTCGCGTCTAACCGAACATGTTTTATATCTATAGATGCCGCATCCATAGATATTCGGTTATATATCGATGTCGCTATGGAACGTTCGTTGCGTCCTGAGAATCTAGCTCTATCCGGTCGATACGAATATGTATTTATTTGAGGTTTATATACCACAGTTGGATCTTTGTTCATAAAAGCGTTCCAGCCATGCTGGAGTCTACTAAATATATTCACTCTAAATTCCTCCCTTTATTTTTAAATAAAAAAAAAAGCTGCTATTAGCAGCACTTAATAAGCGAGTAAAATATTATTCAAATGCTTCTCTGTTTATTTTGAATGCCACAAATGCATCCATCATAGCTGCAACAGCATCGATTTTTTCCTCGTATCTTTTTTTCAGAAGCTTTCTGTTACCATTAGTGTCTTCCATAACGATGCTATTACCCATAGCCCACGACATAAGTTCTTCATCGAATAACAACAAACGTTCCTCAGCTAGTTTTTTTAATTCGCCCAATGGAACCGATTCCGTTTTTACACCCTGAATTACTTTTTCAATTCCATAAGGACCATTTTCGGTAGCCCATCTTGCAACAAACTCCTTTGCATTATAAGGGTCGAACCCAAAGCAACGAACATCGTATTCATTTTCAACTGTAAATTTATCTAGATCGTCGTAAACTTCCATCATGTCAAGTACAACACCTGGTAATACCGCTAAACTACCCTCGTTGATAAATTCTTCATATTTTACTCTCATCGCTTGGGGTAATTTCATCAAAGTCATTTCAGAAATATAATTTCTTGTCTTAACTCCAAAACTACCATTAGATAATGGGAACAAGAAAGTAAACGCACAAAAATCATCACCTTGTGATAAGTCAGCACCTAGTGAACATGGCAATTTCCAATAATCTCTTTTTCTGTGCGGAATTGTTTCTTCATATGTAAAATAGTACGTATAACCTTCCATAGGCAACCCGAAACGTTTTGCCAAAATATCATTTCTTGCTGCCGGTGCTTTTTCCGCTCTTTCTACATCGATTTGATACGCTTCATAACTGACTGTCTTTCCCAAATTGGGATTGGCTTTTATCCACATATCAGGATTAGCAACCTCATCAACAGAATCAAGTTTATACCACCAGATAGATACGTGCGGATTAATGTATTCTCCCTTGAGAATGTCCATTAACTCCATTTTGATTGTATCGCCAGGACCGTTACGAACGGTACCTTCCGAACTGACAGCAATGATTAAATAATCATCGTTTTTTGATGCACCTTGTTCGAGTGCACCTATGACATCTTCTCGTACATCTCCGGAAAGCCATTCGTCAACTGTATTTATCTTACTGTTCAAGCCTTGAAGTTTATCAATTGACATTGGCCTGATTTCAACCAACGAACCTGTAAGAAAATTTTCTACTCCTTTTTTGGTCGAGGCTAATTTCATTCGGTTTGCTTTAGAGCCTGTTGTATTCTGCAGCGAACCTTCTGTTAAAAACTTAAATAACGGTCCTCGTGCTCTCATTATTGCAGTTCGCATTGGCGCTAACACTTCTTCAGCTTGTCTCATAGTCGGGGATGTATGCACTTGATGAGTTGTTGATGTGTCAACATTCAAATAATATTCGTGCATATAGGATTCGTATTGTGACTTTGCGGCTCCTCTACCGATTATTAAGAATTGCTTGTTAATCAGTCTCTTTTTCACAGTTTTATGAACATAATGACCTCCATGTCCATCAGAATTTGGTTCGTATACATCTTTATCCACGAAATAATACCATCCGAAAACTTGCTCTCCCCATAATTTAAATGAATCAAGCAATGTTAAATCAGAACCGTCAGTTAGAGTTAATTCTGCCTCGCAAAACTTTATCCAGCCCTCAACTGCCTGATCGTCATAATATATTCCGGGATTCGCAATAAGATCGTCTATCCTATACATCTCCATGCCGACTTCTTTGCATACCGGTATTTCTCCCCTAATTACAGCATCTCTAAACATACCGTAATATTTAGGTACAGCAGTATTCGACAATGCCATAAACGTTCACTCCTTATTACTATCCCTTTAATTCCTTAATTGCAAGAGCTATTCCGAGTGCTGAACTGCCTACACCCAAAACAGTTCCGCCTATTTCTAGGGCATCTTCTACATAACGTCGTCCTTTTGATATTTTTTCTTTTTTATTAAACAAACGTTTATACTGTTGCTCTAGATTTTCTCTTTCAATCTTTTCACGAAGTTGCTGATTTGTCATGTTTTTTAGATTCATTTCATTCGAACTATGTCGTGATCTTGTATTTTGTTCTATATTCTTTGCCTGTTTCAATAAATCAGAAGATGTATCAACAACTCTTCTAGCTCTATTTAGATCCTCTTTAACCCAACGTTTCGGGTCTGGTCCGTCTATTCTGATCCGATTATCTTTTTTTTTAGAATTATTTTCTCTTACATCTCGGTCATATCTATTTTTGCCGGCGTTAGTAAGACTACCGTCTTTGTTCTGATAACGCCTTACACCCCACTTCATTCCTAAGATTCCGTGATGATATAGTTGATCATCTATCATAAATATCATCTCCTTCCTTGACTATTCAAAACTTTTAGAAATATTAAGTCGAAACTCGAGTTCGTTTATGGTTCTGTTAAACGACGCCATAACAGCATTACTTGATGGTGGATCGAACAGCATCCGTACTTTTAATTGAACATATGTTTTTACCAATTCCAATGTTGCGTCTTCATCAGATATGTAATCAGACCATTTTGCAGTTTTATCGTGTATGAAAAAACCTTTATCAGGTCCTACTCCCAACTGAGCCAAAATAGAAAATGTCGAATTGATATGGGTTATTATATCGGTATCGAAATGCTCATACTCCTCAGCTATTCCAAGCATTTTTTTTACAGTAGTTAAGATACTATCCATATCAATCACCCTTAGTGTCCGTGTCGATATAGTTTTTCATACAATAACCGAAATCTCCGAATTCAGTTTCCACATAAGCCCATTCGTCATCAGAACTGTCTTCATCTATAATGACTCTTGTATGTTTAGGTAACTCTGCTATTATTGAGCCATCCAAATTAGGTATGACTCTCAATCTTAATTTATCACATCCACATACGATTCCGTATACCTTTGTCTCTTTGTTTTCTTCATTTTTTATTTCTTCTGCTGTTTCATCAATTGTTGTTTTTTCTATCTCATTGTTTTTTTTATTCATTTTGAAATTCTCCTTCTTCATTATTTCCATGGACATGTATCGTTTTTAGTACGACACTTAGGTGCGCATATTAGCAAATCTTTATCTCCATAATGTATAGCATTGTGAGTATTATTCGTGGTGCATACTACATTGTTCAGATCAAATATGCAAGGATTACGATTAATAACGTCGTCTCGGGTTATAGGATTAATGTGATGTATTATAATTGGACCATGTATTTCGTATCCAGTCGTGGCAAGATCGCATCCGCAATCTCTAATTATGACTTTGTCCCTAAATTGCATCCATTCCGAAGAATGGTATAATGCTTGATTTAAATATCTATCAAAACCAAAAGTTTCTTTTCCCACTGAACCATTTAGCTGTAGATATTTAAATCTATCTATAAAATTATCAAATGACATCATTTCCGAATAAGTCTTAATTGTCATTGTCATCTTGTCCTTTGTATCCTTTTAAGGCATTCATTGCATTCTCATATAATTCTTCAATTCTTTGTGCAGAATGAAGATTTTCAGTCTTAGCAGCTATCAAGTCTTTTTGTTTCTCAAGTATTTCCCTTTCAATTTTTTCTTTAGTAGAAGCCATCTTCAAGAAATGAGAAATAACTTGCGACGATGCGGTTCCATCTCGAAGCTGTTGTTCGGCAAGATCAACAGCTAAAGCGATTAGCTGATTTTCTCTGGCTTCAGGAGAAGTCGCAATTCTATTTTTCTTAGTGTTTGAAACCGGGTTTGTTTTTTTACTTTTTGCCATACTTTGGTCATCCTTTCTAAAAGATTGATGTTATAATATCATCAGTTTTTATTATTTTTCATGTAGCACTCAAAGAGGTTCATAAAGTTATACATCTTTATTCGCACCGAAAGGAGCTAAGTGCGATACCAAAAACAAACAAAAACCAACACCATATAAACAACCTTATGAACCTTTTAGAATACTACATAAAATATAAAAACGTTTTTCAAAAATTACCTCCGGAGAATTTTCAAGGAGGCGGGCGATGAGGGAGGGGGGGGGTGCTAATTTTGAGACCCCCCTTACACCTCAAAGCCGAACATTACAATGCAACGACTATTGACCATGATATTCTATCTATACCGTCATTTTTAAATCATAAATTTTTCATTATCATATAATATATCGACTTATTAATGTGTTTTGTATCTTTTTATGATGGCACAAAAGTGTCACTCTTTTATGGTAGCTTATACGATGGCATACACTTCCATATTCGCATTCCACTAATAGAGGTTTAGTATAGAACAACACATTAAATGAATGCTCATGTCTTCATACTGCTAAATCAATGTTTATAGCCAAACATGATTGAAGCCATTATATCTCAGTAAATGTCAAACTGCTTTTATACTTCTGTCAAAGTATCATCATCTATTTTTAGATATTGCCGTTTTTTCATGATAATTACTTCAAAGCTCAGCAAATTCTATGACGATTTAAATTTTTTAGTGACTTTTTTATAAATGTTCATAAAATCATATTTGATAATTTCATCAATTGCTCGTTCAATTTCACGATCGTTTTCTTCTTCACTTAATTGATCAGAAGTATGAGAAACGCGATCCAAATACGAACAGGAATTGTAACCTTTGTCAAGATCGAACATATACCATTGATCGAATTGGTCAAATGGATCAAACGGATTATCGATTGTGGTTAACGCACATTTAATCATAACTTCACACTTCCTTTCAACTATTTAAATATTTCGAAACTGTTGATGTTGACTTTCCTAAAACTTCTGCGATTTCAGCATTTGTATAACCTGATGCAGCCAAAGCTTTGATTCTACTAACTTGAGCAGAGGATAACGCACCATTAGACTTAGGGGTAGCCTTTTGTCTTATTACATCTTGATCCGCATACCTTAGTATCTTTGTCAATTTGGAATCGCTTACTGCACCAGACTGAATAGCTTCCCATTCTTTGTCCGTTATGTTGATACGCGTATCCTTACCACTTGCTCCAACAGCGATTCGTGCTTTGTTTATCGCAATCTGTTTTACTTTTTTCAATGCCTTCTTATCTTTTTCTAATTCAGGATTAGATTGTTTCTTAGCTTTCACCTCTGAATTAGCTAGGACTTGAGCACGTCGTTCTCTTGGTGCATTAAGCGCTGCAATGTTAAGTTTAGCGTTTAAAGAATCCACTTCTGACTGATATGTACGCCTCGCACTTGCATTTGTTGCGAGTCTGCCAGTATATACTGCCTCTTTACGTGCATCATTAGCCATGGCTTTCATCTTGTTAGCGTAATCGGCGTATGCGTTTTCTTTTGGATGCCCTGACGATAGCTTATGTGCGTCATCTATCACAGACATTAACGACACGTTTGTCATAGCCTGTTTAGTCTTTCCTGTCTTAGGATCAACATATGTTCTACCAGACTCTTTATACAATATAGCTCCCTCTGGTTTACTAGGATCATACCAGCTCTTACCCCTTTGGTTTATCCGTCCTGATCCCTGTCTTTCAGGAACTTGAGTTTCTTGCTTGCGTCGCGACAATAGAGTCGAGGCTCCACTCTCCTTGGTATCCCCATCTATAGTCTGATGACGCTGGTACGTTTTTTTCAGCAATGCTATATCGTTATCCTTCTCGGATTGTTTATAGTCTAACTTATGTTTTTCTGCATCTATGACTACCATGCTGTGTTTTACAGCCTTAGCAATATCTTTCTCTGGTGCACCTCGTAAGGTCATGTCTGTAATAAGATTAGACACTATACCCATTTGTTTTTGTGTCTCGCTTTTAGTCATAACTTTCATACCCTCATGATATGCATACTGAGTCTTAGGATCAAAGCCCTCCAAATCTTTCAATGGAGGTGTCGATTTTATACGCACTTTATTATTAACCGGTATAACAGTTACTTGGTCGCCATCAAAATCAGCTCCTGATAGACGCTCAGCAACTTTAGCATTTATACCGACTGCATCGACAACATTGCCCAATATTCTTTTTGCTGACGGATTCTTATTATTGACTGTTAACACAGGTATCTCAAACGTACCGCCATGTGGAAAACGGATTAATGCTACTTGCTCTCCATTTTTATAATTAGGTGCATATACTTCCGTTTCTTTCATTGCGGATATGGGTAATATAACTTGAGTATTCTGCCTAGGTAATGCGGCTGCCTGTAAATGTACCGCCGCTGCATCACAATCATTTGCAAAATCCATTAACATTTTCTTTTTTACTGTCGGATTAGTAAGAGATTTTATCTCTGAGTATTCTGCCTCTCTATCTGCATATGTTAAATCCAGCTGTTTCTTTATCATACTCAAAGGTTGCTTCGATAAAAATTGCTGGGATAGATTTCTTGACATCGTATCCCAATCCCCTTCTTCCTTAAGTTTGTTAATGGCAGAAAGTTTTTTAGTTCCATCTTTAGGATCTATATATTCACTTTGACCATTGGCTTTGATTAATGCACCAAACGGATTTTCAGGATCATCTTTTATTGGTTTTAACACATTCATTTTATCGGTCCCCGACTTTTTATTTGTATTAAACACGATATCTACTCCATCTGGAATATCATCAGAATACATAGCCATACCTTTCAAGTAATGGGTACCGTCTACAAGTATACGTACTTGCGCGTAGTGTGAATTTCCTAAATCCAAATCGGGTACACCACGTCTTATTTCGATGACACCATCCTTATTCAAACCGCCCTCATCACCATAGCATATACTAATTCTTCTAGAATCTATACTGGTTGGCTTTTTTAATTCGTTGAATGTTGCACCACCATCAGTAGAATGATAATTACCCAAAGATTGCACATCACCCATATTTTGATATACATCTCTATATTCAATTTCCGGATTACACAAAACTTTAGTGTTCGATTGCTGATGGGCATTAGTCACTTGAGGAATTCCTACACCATAAACGTTGTATCCCTCACGTTCCAAAATATAAAGAGCTTCTTTCATAGTATTTTCCGATATACCAATCTCTCGCTCTGCACCGGCACCAACATCTATCATACTTTTTTTCTTTAATTCTTTCTTTAAAATATCAGCAGCTTTTTGAGCACGATTTGCTCTTTCGGCAGTATTGTCGTTCAAAAGTGAACGAACAGAAGAATCATATTGGTATCCCATGATTTTTGCAATTTCATTAAGGGATTTACCATCCGCTCTTAGTGATTTAGCACGGTCAACTTCCAATTGACGTCGTTCATGCGACGCTAATTGTTTTTGCACTCTGTATTGAGTTGTACTTAAACCCAATTCGTGTGCTATTTCAGTTTCAGTCATGCCTGATTTTTTTAATTCGGCAATTCTTGATAGGAAGTCTCCGCTATGTTGAAACGGATTTTCTCCACTTCCCCAAGGATATCGTCCCGAGTGACGCGGTGTCCCATAATGGGCCAATTCTTTACCGCTAGAACCACAACCAAAATATGATTTTATTTCGTCTACAATACTCATGACTTACTCCTCTCGTTCTATCATTTTAGTTATTATTTTGTCAGAAACGACTATTCTGTCCATTATCGGTGCAATATCTTCGGCTGTAGGAATATCTACAATAATCTCGTCATTTTGATATATTCTGAGCTCCATGTCGATTTCACCGGGTTTAACCTTATATTCCAAACAAAAAAGAGCAGCATATATTCTTAACTGCTCCATATGTGCTGGAATAATTCCAGTCTTTAAATCGTGTATTCTTAAAAAATTGTTTTTAAATATAATAGCATCAGCTGTACCGAAACAATTATCTGAATAATATAAAATTTGTTCAGGCACCATCCTAAAACCTATAGCATCATTCACATATGAGTTTAATGTTTTATTAGATCTTGGAAGCTTTTGTGACAGTTTAATGCATCGTGCTGCAAAATCATGTAACTCAGTTCCTCTTTGAATAGCCAAAAATTTAGAATATGATTCAGCGATTTTATCATCAGAATATCTAATCCAATGATATTTGCTAGCACCTAAGAAAGCATGTCTACCTTCGAGATTTGAATGTTTGTTGAAGTTCATTCAATATTTCCTCCTTATTTTCGGGATATATGAATCTTGAGAACGACATTTCATTCATTTTATCCACATAATATTCTTGGTTTGGTCGTTTCTTTTCGTTCGCTGATTTTTTGCATTCCAGAGTTGCCCATTTGTCTTTATAAAAAATTGTCAAATCGGGTAATCCTTGAATATCATTAGCATCGTTTTTTGTAACTATACAACCTGGGAACATTTCTTTAAGCTCTTTTTTTAATTTAGCTTGGAAATTTCTCTCTAACATTCTTTAAATTCTCCTTTCTGCAAAAAATATAAAAAGAAAATGATGCGTATTTTTTTACGTATATCTCCTTCTCTCCATAAAAGGGCATGTTTTTTTCGCGTACAAAAAGAAAGAGCCTGCATATCTAAACGCAAGCTCTTTATAAATATAATTACTTTTTAACCAAAATCATCTTATTATTCGTCATATATTTCTTCATACTCGTTATTGTCATTAAAGTTTTCTCTTTCAAGTTGACCATATACGGTACGTTCTCGAACGCTTTTTCCGCATACAGGGCATATCCATTTACCGTCAAGTATATCTGTTTGACCTTGATGGAAATCCATATATTCATTACACCTATTACATTTCACAAATAAAGGAATGTCATCGTGATTTCGTTTTGAAGATGGTATTAACTTAATGACGTCTCCAAATATAACTTTAGATTTTCCTATACGTGTTCCATAACCGAATTCAAATCCTGAATGTTTGTATTGTTTGTAAAGTTCTTCATATTCTTTATCATGTGTTGTCATATTCAATCCCTCCGTTCTTATTATATTAAATCTATTATTATTATAACACATTCATTCGGTTAATTCAACGAGTTTAAATGTCAAAACAAACTTGATGGTCAAAAACCCGTTTATTTTTCTTGTACTATATATATTTATATATTTTTTATTCGCAATTAAATATAAATAAAAGTGGGCATTTGGCCACAAGCCCTTACAAACCGCATAGGTAAGCCATTTTTGCGTGGTCATTTTTGTTTAAAAAGTGGGTTAAAAGTGGTCATTTGGCCATTTTTATTGCCGTTTTCAACTTGAAAATATATAATAAACACATTGTTGTCAGCGTATTTTTTTATAAAAGTGGGCATTTGGTCATTTTTTTCAAATATAAATGTCCAAAAATTTCAAATACACCTATTGCTTTTTTCGTTCCATTGGACACCATTCTCGACATTGCGGATATGAGTCTTCAATGCATTTATTACAAATTATACTATGTCGCCCTTTATCGGGAATATCTTCTTCGAATTCTTTGATGATAGTTGTCCAGTTTCCATCCTCTTTACGAACAGGACACGACATTTTAGATTTTACTTTCATCGTTTTTCACTCCTTTTTGTATATTATATCATACTTTAGCTGAAAAGTAAAAGGCCATGTTTATGACCTCTTACCCTTAGGAACTGACTACGATATTGATATTAATATTCTATAGCGTTCGTTCAGCTTTTCGAATAAATCGTCGTCCACTGCTATACTGATATGAAATTCAATTCTCCCTTTACTGTTCGTAACAGTTTCTACGAATCCTTGAATTTTTTTAGCATATAGCATTCTCAGACATATTCCGAGTTGTTTGTTATTTACTGCTAAAAAATATCTCATAATATCACTCTCCTTTCATAAGAGTGATTGCATTTTTTGCGAATGTTGATCAAAGTTCTTTGGTTAATATGTATTTCACATTTTCACGAGGAATTATCGCTAGTGTCTCATACACAAGTTCTTCGTCTTTCTCTTTATGTATGCAAACAATATAATTGCCTTTGCCATAATCAACCTTGTTGCATTTGTAGTCAAAATCAAAAGTAGTTCCATCTTTTAAATATACTTCAAAATATGTTATCTCCATGTTTTTCCTGTCCTCCTGTCAATCAAAACGATTCTTCCCTCAATCTCAAAATCCGCTAATTTGCAAATATAAAAGATCGTATGTAGCAATTTATGAAAGCGTTCTTCTTCATCCTCCAAATTTTTTAAAACTTCATACGCTGTCGGATCATTGCACCCCGATGCGTTCTTCCTCAGGTCTTTATCTTTTTTGTTCAGCATCAGTTGCCTCCTTGTCAGAGTTTTCATCAATGAAATCTTTTAAACTGTCACTTTTTAAAGTTAGATTGGCCTCTATGATTTTTTCGTAAGCTTTCACGGTCGCACATTTTTCTATGCAATTTGTAATCCTTTCAACCAACAAGTATACACATAGATTTATAGTTACTACTAACAACATTACTTTTGCAAAAAACATTCTTTTTTACCTCCTCTGATATTTACAACACCTGCGCATCCATCAGCCAATATAACTTTGGCATCTGGCGGAAAGCATTTTAAGACTTTACTAATCTCCGCCGCACAAAGCGGTCGTCTTAACCCATCATCATTATATGTTCTTAATTCCACTGTGTTTGAAATCTGCGAATATACAATATCCACTATATTTTTTCTAATCATTATCTTTCCTCCCTTTCACTTTTTGTCCTGTGATTAATTCTGAATATGGCAACTCCTTAATCCAATCACAAAATATAACCCACTCATCGAGCTTGTGGTTACGACGAGACTTATAAATGTTTGCCAAGACTTCGTAGTTCAACATGACCGTCCGTCTCTGATTATAAGAGCTCGGCAAGAGCTGGATTATCTGCCACCAATATTTTTTGTCTTTGGTTTCGAGATACTTTTCGCGATAATGATTTAACCCCGCAATAGTGCTTAACAAATGCATCATTGGTGTCCATTGAGGTTTTCCATCGCAAGTGGGAGCGCAAGCTAAAGCCGAATAAAGTTCGAGTTGCGTCGGAGAAGATTGCAAAAGATGCTCACAGCTGAAATCGTCGAGTTCAAACTCCTTATCCGCAATCTTATGCATTGTCGAACAAGAGTTTGCGACAGTACCTACTTTATATGTATCAAATTCTTTCCCATTAATGGACTATCTTTTACCATGATATTTATCATAGGACACCATTTCAGTTTTCATGGGCTTCGTTTCCTAAAACCCAGCTGCGTATCAATAGCAGCCCTACTCCCCCGCCCGGAAGGCATAGGGGATAGTCTCTACAGGTTCATTTCGAAAAAAAATAATAAAAAGAAAGAGCCCTTGTTAGGACTCCTCTTCTGATTTTTTGTGATCCTTAATGCATTTAGCGACCCAGCACATGTTGGATGCTATTACGCCAACTAAAGCACCAGCCATGATTCCTTTCGTCGTTCCTTGATGTAATGCCTCATCGTAGAACGCGGTAAGTGTATCACCATGTGTTTTTAGTAATTCGTTAATAGTATCAATTCGTTCTTTCGTCATTTTAAATTTCATAAATATCACTCCTTTCATAATAGGAGTTGTTTTTATCGCGAATATATTTTCGAAATGTTTCCCACGGGATTCCAATGGGTGGTTCCCCGTTAGCCGCATAAGCGACCCCTAGCGATAACTAGGAAAAGTGTTTCATTGGCAGAAAGAATCTACCAATAGAGCGGAGCTGTAATATCCAAATATACGGTAATCATCCGCATGAACTTACGATGATCGGTTCCGGCTTTAGCAAGTCGTTTCATAAGATCAAGGTCATTATCTCCAATGCAATATTTTTCTCTTAAATATTTATCGTTTGCAGCTGCTTGATTAGTCCCCGGTGTTTCTATTAAGTACCATCTACTATCGCTCTTCTCCCAAGAGTTCATTGGATTGCGCATACCTCTAATGGCTGCCTTCCACCCCATTACTTCTACATTTTCAATTTTGATCATAGTTTTCTCCTTTCAAATCAGCATTTTTCAAAACCTCGGCGATGCTTCCGAGTGGTTCGCGAAGTCCTATAAAATATCCGTATTCTATGAAATGCTCTGTGTATAATATGAGGTCATCCATATCTGAACGGCTCAAATTTTTCACACCGCATACAGTAAAGCAAGACCTCTCATCCCAGTTATCGATTTTTCTTTCGAGCATTGCCAAGAATTTTCTTGCTTTATCTCTTCTTTCGTTACCTATTATTATCACTCCAAATCACTATCAATTCTGAATATAAATCACCTTCAATGAGAAGCCGTGAGCCGTTTACGAGTGTCTCATCTCTGAACAGCTCTTTTGCGGCTTCAAGCTTGATGACCGAATATCTGAATGTCGGGTAAAAAGGGGTTCCGTTCTGCATCTTGATAGGCATTACATTCTTATACGGCTGATTTTTTGTCACTTCAATAAATACAACACCCATATTGAATTTAGCCTGACATTCTTCACATGGTTCATAGTCAATGACAGCATTTCTCGGTGCTCCCGCATCATCTTTAAGTTTGCCAAGAAGAGCAATTTCGTTCTTTTCTTCACCGCACCAACAGCAGATAGGAATACACGGATTTACCCCATGTTTGGGTGATAATTTGATCTCTTTTTTACTCATAACTTTTTACTCCTTTCAAAATATAAAAAAAGTTAAGACCCGATGTTTCCACCGAGTCTTTCGTTTGGGTTTCCCATAAAGGAACCTGCATTTTTCGCGTAGGTAAAAAAATGCCCCGAACTGCTTTATACACAATTCGGAGCATTCGTTTGCAAAAGTATCACTCATCGACAATTTCAAAATTATCGGGAGGATATAAATAATCTTCACCACTATCATCTATCAACCTGTACCAACCTCTTTCAACAGCAAGAACTGCATAGATTTTATTGTGAGTAAGCACAAGTTAATCTGTTTTTCCTTTCCAACGGACTTTCATGATTTAATACCACCAAGGCATTTGTCTTTATTCATGATATGATTTGAATCGATACAATATCATGTTCCGGAAATTCTACAGACTTTCCTATCAATGGACCATTCTCGCATCTGATAGCGATGCTTTCTTCTTCCGGTTCGTTATCTTCCGGATAAAAATAATCCGTGACCTTACCTTCAAATGTTTCTCCGTTTTTTGAAACTATACGAACTTTTTTTTCATAGTATTCATTTAATGACATATTTAGTCCTCCAATCTTGGGTATATATGTGTTCCGGTTTTGGAATATATGATGATGGCTTTATTTGTCTTTGTTTCTTTTCCATTTACCGGATTAACGTGCGTTCCGATATTCTCATTATCGGTGACCATTTCTTTGTTTGTCCATTTTCCGTTTGAATCAAGTTTTGCTTCACCCGTTCCACTTAATTTGTCTACCAGTTGCTGAGCAAAATCCAAATCACCATTCAAATAACTTCTTCCCGGTTTATGAGCGTCAAACGCGTGACGAAGCTGTTTTTCACGATTGATTTTTGTAGAAACCTCACCTGATCTTATTGCATCTTCTACTATTGTATCATGTTTTTCAGCTTTGTCAAGCGGATAAGGCGGTCCGTTTTTCACGCCCCACTTCTGACCTTTTATGCCGTGATGTGCAAGTGTGGTTAATCCAAGTCGTTCGCGTAATTGTTCAAGAATATCCTCGACAGTTTTCCTTGTCTTGGGAGAAAGCTTTATGTAATCGGAATGTTCATCATACCAATTAAATATCTCACCAAGGTCACCCTTTTGCCAGCTGAATGACCACCAGTCGCATATCATCTCGATAATATAATTATATGGCATATCAAGGATAATTTCTCCCTCGCTTGGGTCGTCGTTGATGAGCACCCAATACTGCCAATGATGAGGATTTCGGTGAATGTGACGAAGCCATGCTCTTTTAAATTCTTCCATTACCTCATACGAACGATTGTTACCATAGAAATAGGCGTCATAAGCCAAGTATTCATCATCATTGTTCTTTGACGAATCGTGGTCAAATATGATCCACCAGTTTGCATCGGGCTGTACTGTCAGAACCGTCGGCAAATTTGTCAGAAGCCATTCAAAACCTCTTTTGACATTGTTTCGATGCTGCTGCAAATACTGGTCATATTCGTAACTCATCGGACTGTACCTCCATTTCTCCGATATTTTTTATCAACAGTTTTATAACTCACCCAAGTATGATAACCACATATTTCACACAAATAACCTCGTTCGCCCCTACAGTTAATTGCCCAATCTCTTAACGGATTACCACAACACGGACATATACCATTATTAAAAAATTTCTTTTCAATATATATACCTCTTAATGGCAAACTAATTATCAACAACATACCAGCTAATAATACGATATAACATACAATATTATTATCCATCTTGTTCTTCGTCCTTTCCTTTATTTAATTCTTTGACTGCATTGCTCTTTCGTGCATTCGACATTATGTGTGATATCTCACTCTCATTTTTTGCCTGTCTGATTTTTTTAACTATTTCATAAGGATATAATAGTTCCTTTGCTGCTCTTATGGCATACTTTTTATAATCAAAAAATAATGACGGAACTTTTTCTTTTTTTGCGCCCATAACTTTCTACCTTTCTGCTATTCGTGCACCACAGTGTCTACAATATTTGTCGTATAAATTTATGTGTCCGCCACAATTACCACAAGTTACTTCCATACACTCTTTTCGTCTCATCTTTCGATTTTCTATAGGATTTACAAATGCTATGATTGGTTTTATTCCTATCTTTCTGTTTTGCTTTGTTTTCATAACTTCTCATCTCCATTAATGATTTATTTTCAATATATTATTTAAGCACCTTTTACTCGTTCACATCATCGTTTATTCTTTGTTATACTCTTTTCACTGCTCTTGTCGTTTCTTTGCCATCTCTTTACGTTCATCATATTCAGTTTTATCAATCTCATCAAAGCCTACTAGAGCATTTTTGAAATAACGGTTAATCTCAATCCGACGTCCATGAGGATCAATGGCATACAGCAGACCCATAGTGTCAAAAGAACCATTCTTAGAATCCGTAAGAAAATCTTCTGTGTAAACCTTAAACGACTTATCAAACGGAATATAGGGCATTCTAATAGGATATAATTCATTCATAACACGATCAACCAGTCCACAATGATAGCTAGCATTGTGATTATCGTTGTTTATACAACAATATCGGTCCACATCGCTATAGGTAACAGTACCATCTTCCGCAACATACTTAAAAAAAGAGCTCATTCTTTTGCACTGATACTGCTTTATACTACCATCGTCATCAAGAGTACACAGATTCCATGCATCTTCGGTATCTTCAATAGGCATAAGGGGCTTACGATCTATCATACGGTTTAGAATAGTCTTAGTAAAGCCGATACTCATACCAGAGTGTCCGTCCTTACAAAGACTTTTGAATGCCTTTAAAGCACTCTCGTAGCAGGCACAACCGTAATCCCATTCACCATCTTTTCGTTCTGGCGCCTCATGCTTACACGCCAAAGCAACCTCATTCTCAGCCCATAATTCCATATTGGATTTTTCTCGAAATAACTCTATCATTAGATTGCGGTCGTCTATGTACTCATTTGCAAATATCTTTCTGGAATCCCCGCCGAATGCTTCAATAATCTCTGGAAGATTCTCATTTACAGCATCGAAAGTCAAACCTTGTGCTTTGCACCACTCTACTGCCTGTCGCGTCTGATCTTCATTTCGACTAGTCCAAAGAATTAACTTGTCCCCATTAGACTGTCTCTTTTTCAGATATGCAATCAAATTCTTGTTCGGCTCGCCGATATCAGGATACTTATTCGTACATAAAGTCCCATCAAAGTCTACAGCAATAATATTCTTTTTTGTTTGTTTTATATCTCCGTTGTCTATACGCTCTGTAACATATTTACTCATCTTTTTTCTCCTTTTTTATAATTAATTGGCACGTGAGAATTTAAAACGTACGGTTGCTCTATACATTCATTACACGGTTCCTCACGTTCGTCTTTATTTTTATAAATACACGTTTTACAATAGTCGTTAAAATATACCTCTTGATAGTCTACTTCCATTTAAGATACCTCGATTCATTAAATTTTTTCTTACTTTCCAGAGCCTTACTAATGGCTAAATCAATCCCGCTTCGAGATTTTAAATGATAGTAATATAAATCTGAAAAGGGCGTATTTAATCTATCTATTCGTCCGGCAGCTTGAGCCATAACCTTATAACTATAATTTTGACTATAAAATATAATAGTATCGGTTTTAACACAGTTCCACCCCTCGCAACCTGCATTATACTGTACTAAATATACCCAACGGGTACTCTCTGGAATAGGCTGATGTTTGTGTCCGTTCCATTCTGCGATTTCAACATCGTCGCCATACGAAATTTCCTTTAATATTTCCAACTCGTAATCAAAGTTGTAAAATATAATTAGTTTCGGATGTTTTTCGAATAGTTCACAGACTGCTACTTGACGTGAGTCATCACTATTAACTATTCTCCTTAATAAATAACATAACTCGCTCGCGGTTTCCACCGGTTTATCCTTATATGGGTTCCAACGATTACGCATAGTATCCTTGTATGTCAAAATATCATACTTTGTATATATATCTTCATGATGTGATACTGTTTTCCTACGAAAATCCATAGTTATCAAAATTTTATTTCGTAACCGAATTAAGCGTCCCGTATTAATGTATCTGTCTATTTGAGGGAATTTACTAAATCGTTTATATATGATGTGTTCACGAGTAAATTCAGTTCGATTTTTATAAAAACCATTAGCTATGAATACCGGAATATAATCTTGCCAAGTATCGCCAGGCGTCGCCGACAATAAAATCCATTCATTATCTTTGGTTATCTTTAGGAAAGCCTTTACCCATGTACCACTTCCGACAACTCTTTGCTCATCAAATATAAAGAACGCATTCTTGATATTCTCGTATTTTTTTATGTTGTTCCATGAATCAACTATAACTTTATTGCTGTATAAATTTACATCCTTATTTGTAGAAAGTAAAAACGGTATCATATCAGCTTCCCATTCTTTCGTATCTCTTTTTCGTGCCGTAGTGATAACATATAAGTCTTTTACATCGTTATCATCCATTGGCACATATTCATCACTATCAATATCTCCACCATTTTGGACATAATAATATCCGAGTGCCGTTCGAGATTTACCACTTCCCACGCCACCACACAAGATACATCCATTTTGCATTCTTTCGATTGCACTTTTTTGATAATCCCGTAATCCGATTTTTGACATTTTTATCCTCCGTATTTAATACTCATTTGGAAATAGAATCGTTGTTACACTCCTGTCCCACTCTGTTATAATCCAGATTGTAACATCTGTATTTTTTTGTGTATAAACAGCTAAAAGTCTATCACCACATGTATCACCCCAGTCACTACTGGTATATCTAGCCAACGATTCCTCTACAAATTTTTTAAATTCGTTATCTTGCTCTATTTTGTCGTTTATCCTATTGGTACATACAAGTTGTCCTAAAGAAAAATTGGACAACATTGGAATTTTTATAGTTAGCATGATTATAACTCCTTTCGAATAAAACAAAGAGTGCCTATTTTAGCATAGACACCCCTTGCGAATATCTTTTTTATTGTTTAGATGCATACTTTTCCGCAAATTCATCTTCTTGAATAGTTACATACATAGTTTTCAGATAAGCCTTTATGCCGCTTTTACCGTTTGCTTCCCATTCATAAGGATTCAAAATAAGATCCACGTTGATTATATCTGCAAAATCAAGCGTCTCGATACTTTCCTCATCAAGTTGTGTCTGTGCTCTTTTGGTTACCATTATGATTTTGGGCGGAATATTTCGGAAGCTTACCGAAACCTGAATATAATGCTTTGATTCTTCATCTTCGTCTCTAGCCGGAAGAATTTTTACATTCCAACCATCTCTGGCTAATTGTTCAGCCTCATCCGCGTCATCTATTATCACACAAAAATTTCTGTCTCCGGCTCTGTTGTATTTACTCTCGTTTCCTGCGAAATTTCTAAATATAATTCTTGCATTTTCTATAGCTAAATTTTCTACTCTTGACATTTTTGTTACCTCTTTCTTCATTGCTATTAATTTACAAACCATTCAAAATCACCATATTGTGAAATATCACAAATGGCATCGTTGACCATATTTTCATAATAAGAGCGATCGATATCCGCTTCTTTTCCGAGTTCTTTTACCATCTCGGCTTCAAGCCATCTGTATCCCTTACTACCTCCTGCGGCATAATATTTGCCGTCTTTTTCTCTCATTAAAAGTCCGCCATTACATCCCTGTTTTATAGGGCAAAATTGCCCGACTTTTCCGATAAATACATAGTTATGCGATTCTTCCTCTTTTTTACGAAGTTCAGAATATCTTTCGCCGGCATATTCAGCATTATACCTATACGACTTAAGCACTTTTTCCATATTCTCAGAATTTTCAGAATCCCAAGCCTTATGTAATTTTGCTAATTCTTTTTCCTCTTCAATTGTTAATTGAGGCAATTTCTCATTCATATCCAAATATAAACTAGAAGTCACACTATTTGTTACGCACATATCCTCAAAAGCAATGTCTTCTTTACTAAACAGCGTTTTGAATACATATGGTACTTGAAACTGTGTTCCCGTGGCAGTCCATTCTCCGGCATGCTTTCCGTCTTTATACTTTGCGATATAAACAGCATCATTTACAAGACACATTCTGTCGTATGTAGCCTCATGCTCAAATATATAACCATACATTTTACCATAATCCGATACAAACTGAATAATTTCAGACGTTGCATTTGGAATTTTTATTGAATCGGTTTTTATATGAGCAACTGTGAATCCTCTTGCTTGTACTTCATGTTTTAGGTTAACCATGAATAAAGCGCCACGTTTTGCGACAATATTATCGACATTTCGATTATCTTTAAATGGATTATCAAATTTTGCTGCTGTTAAACCGTAAACTGAATTAATAGCGATTTTCAAAGCTTGTGCCAAATCTGCTGCAGCTCCCTCGTCTGTAAGATACTTTGCTAACTTTCCATCCAGCATTGTTTTGGCAGTCTCAAAATCATTGTGCTTAATTGCAACACGAGCATCTCTTATTTCCTGAAACCGTTTTGTATATTCGCAGCCAAATAACTGTTCAGCTATAATGCTACTCGGATGCATAGAAGCAATATCCAATAACGCAATGTTACTATACATACCTGGTTCGGAATACACATATCCTCCCTCACCGATTTCTTCACCTCTATACATGGATTTTCCGAATTTAAATTCATAACCTGGAAATATAGGTCTATTCTGATTATCAAATCTGGTATAATCATCAAAACCGTCCATTAGAATATCATCACTCGATGGGAGTCCCATATCACGATAATTAAATTGATCCTGCGGCTTTCTGTTCTTACCAAATATAATTCTGGTTGTAAGAGAATTTGTTGTATCGTTCACAGTCATGCCCGCCACATCAGCTAATATCTCTCTGGCAATAAAATCTGCTTTTCTGGCATTAAATACAGCTTCCGTTGCAATAACATCGTTATCACAATATTCTGCAACTTTTGCCCATAATTCTTTAGGTACCGGTTGATCCCATGGTAGTCCAAGTTCTTGGTGATGAATACCCAATTCAATTTCAAACTTCTTTAATGATTGTTTTTTACTTGAAAAATCATAAACATCTGTATATGATACATTGTATGCCTCTCCAAAGAAACAATTAGGACTGCCATTAATTATTTTCTGTGATAAATTATACAACTGTTCATTTGTATAACCCATTAGCCGTGCGTAGAGTATATGGTTATCATATCTTCGGCAGTTAAACCCAACCAGTCTGAATCTCATAAGTTCTTCTACCTCAGCCGGTGACGGATTAATCATCCGTACAACAGGCTTACCCTTACCCTCAAATTTCCAATTGACTAAGAATAAATTAGGGAAGACTTCTACATCGTAGAAAATAAGCTTTGCATCGTCATTATTTTTTCCGACAGATGGTTCCTCTGATTTAAAATTCATTTTACTTACAAGCTTTATACAGTAATCCGATTGATTTGTACTATTAGCAGCAAACGCTAGTATAGCATTTCTCATATCGGTAACGTCATATTTCAAACCACTATCATAAGCATCGTCCAATATTTTATGTATAAAATCAATACTCGGTTTTGTTGCTGGATGGATTTCTTTATTAAGATTACGCTTTATTAATGTTCTAAGTCCCTTTTCGCTTTTAACAGCTTCTATATTTATCATTTTGTTTTCTCCTTTCAATGGTAATCCAGAGCTAATTGTTGCAATAGGTAAATCATTACACCTAGACAGTTTACGTCTTAATGAACTTTTTCCTATAAAAACTTTAATTTCTATATCTTCGTCATATATTCTACTCAGGCGTGTTGGATCTCCTGTGTAAATATAATGAAGATGAATACCTGCTCCGCTTTTACTTAATTCGGCATAAGTAGCCGGCCATTTACTAGCCGCCTCTAGATTCTTCTCAAATGATTTTTTACCGTATTCGTCTTTAATATCGAAATCTATAACTATATGATTTACTGGGAGTTTAACGTAATGAAGTTTCGATGTATCGAGTTCTTCCAATTTTGTTGTGACATTATCCCAACTTTCATATGGAGTTTCATTACTGGTTGCGTATTGCGCAACGCAACCGGCACATTCTTTATCAAATATAGATTCCTGTTTATCAAATACAATTAAATAGCTGTCATTTTTTTTCTCGGCATCAATAACAGTTAAATTATCGATTTTTTCAGTTTTGAAACCACTATAATATGACCTGACACGAACGCCATCACTTAACGTATGACGTTCTTTATAATCCTTAAAGTAATTCTTTAGCTCTTCCTTAAAAGCTCTTTGTGATAACGGATAAGGTACTTTTGCCTCATCACAATACTGCTTGTACATTTCCCAAGCCGCTTTCAATGTTGTGCCGTTTTCTTTAGCGAATACATAATATGAATCCATTATATAATTATAAAAGTCATTAGATGCACTCATCATACTTATAGGTACGTAATCGTCATAATATCCTGTATTGTCTAAATATAAATTCAAACAATAGTCAGCAATAGCTCCTAATTCAAACCCAACTTGTTTCACTATTGTTTTGTACTCTTTCGAATTCAATTTATTTCCAGATGGAGAAACATCGATCAATCTTCGAATCAACCCCGACTTTGCATCTGTGATTTTAACTGGTTTATTCGTACCCATAAATAAGAAACATTTGAACTGATTTGAATATGTTGATTTAAATTTTTCGTTTACGGTCATGAGCTCATGCGACACCAAACTGTTTAATCTGGTATTATCCTCAATTCTAGATAAATCACCGTCATGTTGAATAGCAACTAGGGGGTTCGTTTTAAATGCCTCTAACGCAAAAGAGTTACTACTCGATCCCAATGCTTTTGCATCAAATACCGAATAGTAACCCTGAAATAATTGTTGTATAATATTTAAAACTGTTGATTTACCAGTACCGGCTGCTCCGTACAGAACCATAAACTTTTGAATATGTTTAGAATCACCTGCTACTATTGAGCCAATAGCCCACTCAATCTTATGACGTTCTTCTTCAGAATATAAAGTTGACATGAGTTTATCATATGCTGAAATATCTCCTTTTTCGAGAGGATAATTCAGTCTTTTGCTTGCATAATCTTTTTTATTTGTTGGACTATTTGAAAATATAAGTTTTTCGTCCAGCATATGAAAATTATCTCTCATCTGCTTTTGACAATACTTATGCCATGAGTCTATCATGCCTGACTCTGCGTCCCACATATGTAATATCTTCACCGTTCCTTCAAAACGTTCTTTATTTTCCTTAGCGAATACGTCTAATTCTTCATCTATTAATTGCAACGCATCTTGTTCGTCCGTAGACCATAAGCCACGCTTTTCAATCCAGATAGCATAGAAATCACCACCTCTAATCATGAGATCGGAACTTTTTTTAATGATGAACTTTGGATATATTTCGATCACACCCTTTTTGCTACATCTTGTAGCAACAATCATAAAGTCAATCATTATTTTGTCTACTCCTTATCTTTTTATAAATTGCATAAGTTCCTGCGAGTAAAATCGCCACCGTTATTTTTCTTTGAAATGCTATTTGCTTATTAAGGCATTCCTCGATATTCTTTAAACGATCTATAGTCATATGCATTTCTATAATTGTTTTATCCATATACAGATCACCTCCCTCCTCATAAAATATCATTCAAATACCACAACATTTGATACCAAATTTCAACATTTCTCAAATCTCCATGTCCGTGTACTTTAAATAGTCCACCTGTTCCGTCTCGTTTATAATCTCTATCTAGGAAACGAAATATAATTCTTTCTACATGATCAGTATCAATTATACCGTCGTGCATAGTCCCCAGACCGAGATTATCAATCATTTTCCAAAACCAAACACTAGTTCTATCACCAATATCGGGATCATCCATTATTTGTTCTTCCATTTTCATTGAGAGAGCAACCATCATTTCTAGTACACTACACGGACGATCATCGAGATAAGATGCAATCATCGCGCTCTCGTAACCGTTTTCATAACCAAAACGATAACGAAGATTTATACCATCTTCTGCTCTATCGGCATCCATATCAATTAAATTATAAAAATCTATATCATACAGCTGACAAAGTAATATTTTATACGATCCCCGAGATGGTTTTACGAGCTGATACATCCATCTAAAATATTCATTAATCAACTCATCTTTTGTCATTTATACCTCCACTTTGTATGGTGTTTTGGCTATCACATCAACATAACGTCTTGGATCTCTTACAATCTCATAATAGACCTGTAAATCATGATTTACAACCATAACAACATCTTCTTCATAGTCGCCGAAATGATCTAGTGCATCGTCCACTATTTTTCTAATATCATTAATGATATTATTGTCATCGTCAGCTAAAAAACCGTCAGTGTAATATGTAAGTTCAATTTTATCATAATCTAGATTATCTCCGAATTCATCGGGTGATATAACTTGTATTGACTTTGTCTCATTATATCTTATCGGGCTATATCCGCTTTGTTTTATTATTGACTCGGCAGTATTAGCATCCACTTGATTCGACACTTCTTCTTGAACATCTTGTTTCTTTTTGTATACTTCTTTTACTGATTCAATTTCCTCTTGTGCTAAATCTTCGTACTTCTTTTTTAATGCTATATATGTTGCGCCGCATCCGCAAATAGCACCACAAACAAAAAACATAAAATTTCTCATAATAATCCTCCTCTACTCCTCTTTACCAATAGACATTACCGTTATTGCTAATCCTCCAAATAAAGCAGAAATACTCAATAGTATTCCCCCAGTAATATGACGTTTTCTCGGTGTGTCAAGCATTTCGTCCAGCATATAAATAATGTTATCTATTCCTTCCATAATTAATGCCTCCTCTCAACACTGCCAATCCACCTATGAAACAAATTCCGGAGATTGTTGCAAATATAAAACTCAAACCGTTATGCATTTATAACACCTCCTACTCTTAATGCTTGCTTGAATTCCTCATCCTGCAAAAGATTACTGTCACCTTTATATATAACTTTCTGTTCTCTAACGGCGCATATAGGTGCAGGATGTTCTTTATCCCATCGGCATAATTCATCAAGTATCTTATTTTTATGTTCGAACAGTTTTTTTCTGCGTTCATATTTTCTTTTTGCTTTTATTTTGTTAAATTGATAGTTTTTTAAACACACAATGACACCGCTACCAGCTACTATCAATCCAAATATCATCGCTTGTCCCATGCTCATACTCCTTTTAAAATATAATTTTTTCGATTTTGGCTATCTTGCCGTTAAGAGGCATGTACACATTACAATTACCATATAGTTTTATCACATTAGGCAATTTACGAGTGTCAACTATAAACTCGATAACGTCATCATTATAACTCCACTGATGAGTCGAATTTGTGTCACTATCGTCTTTTTGGTCAGCCAAGCAACCATAGAATATATTACCAGTATCAGTTGTAATTCTATATTTAGAACCAATTTCTGTACCGTAATGACTGCCCATAGCTATCAAATAGTAATCATCAGTTATTCCCAAATCACGTTCGCCATCACAACGCATAAAACCGTCATAATCAGACCAACCCCAACGATCAATATATTTATACTGATCGCTGGACTGACTTGTAATTGTTCGGTAATCCATATATGTTTTAAATGAGCTGTCTATATTTGGTGTTGACAATTCTATGTACTCATCAGCCGAAACTGATACTGAATTCAATGCTACTGTCGCTAATAATATAGCTAATATTTTTCTCATGATCTTTCCTCCTATATTAAATCGTATATTGGTCCGTCCACATTAAATGTTAATATAACTGTTGGGTCGTCCCCATCCAAGAAATTACGATTTTCTTGTTTTGTGTAATCGTAAATTCCAAAATCAACATAACCATCGCCTTTATAATCAGGATCATCCGGTCTATAAACCCATCCAACTATCTGTCCGGCTTTAGTTCTCTCATATCCGAGTTGATCATACAACTCGTTCAAGAAAATATGCCCTCTACTTTGAAGAACATCATTTGCCCAATTTTGAACCGATCGCAATACGTATAGATTATGGTCTGCATCTTTTTCCCAACCATCATTACCGGCATCGTAAACTCGTCTATACTCGGATGAAGCTATATCATCGATAATTGTAACGTTTTTTTCAACTGTTTTTTCCTCACCATTTTCGTCCACGATTGTTTCGGTAACGGTTTCCGTTCTCACTCCGCACTTTAGCTCTTTATCGATTTTCTCACCAAATCTTGTGATAACACGTTTGCGATAATCTTTAAAATTATTATCGATAGCCGTGTATGCAGCCATCAAAGCAACGTTACGCTTACGAAGTACATTATGAGCAGCTAATATGGACGCGATGCTTATTGCTCCTAACACGACTGCCGGCGCATAAATCTTAGCTAATTCCAGACCTGTTTTAGCGTATGTTATACTTAAGTCTTTTTTACAATCGTCCGCTGTATACTCCTCAATTATAAGTTCACCATCTTTATCGGTAGTTATTTGGCCTTTTTCTTCAGCAGCGTGTATCTTGTCAACGTTGTTTTTTGTCTCGTTCAATATATCATCGATTTTAGTAGTAGCTTTGCAAGCCATAACCGCACTTACCACTGTTCCAGCAATACCCGCAACCATCATGATTTCAGGGCTGTGTTTTTTTATTTGTAATCCTATTCTATTTATAGTTCTTGTAATTTTCGCATTCATAATTATTTATTCTCCTTTTCTTTGTTTTCGTTTAAAGATCTCACATGATCTATTAGATGCACTAAATACCACTCAGCTTTCTCCAGATCTTGGATGCCGTTTTTATTCTTCCAACGGCAAATATATTTTATGACATTTCCCGTATCCGTAGCTTCAACACCTTTTAATTCAGAAGTAAAAGCCTCAATCACATCAATTACTTCCATACCATTTTTCGATTTATAATGCGATGGATGACTCACCATCACATCTTTTGATTCATACATAAATCATCCCTCCTTTAGAATTGCCGTTAATCCTCCAAAGTTCTTTTCAGATTCCAAATATAATCTTTTTATAGCTCCTTGTAATGTTTTCGAACGTACTTCTTTCTGCTTTCGTTCCGATACCAACACACCGTCTATAATTCTTGTGTATACTATATACTCCAAAATATATGTTTTCATAATAATCTCCTTTCTTAATCTATCGCTAAAGCTCTTGGTAATTTTAAAATATAACCGTCTCGCACCCGAACAACGCTTGATCCTCTTAGATCTATCCAACCGTAGTTGTTACAAGTATAGTTGTGTGTCGTTATGCTTGCCAAGTCATATAATTCGGCTACTGACACGACTTTATATTGATTTAGAATATCATACATCGCATCTAGTACAGCTTCTGCATCGCCCCTCGTTTCGAATATAATTTCATCATAGTCAAAATTATTACGAACCACTGGTGATCTGTAATCTCTACTTCTGTCATCATAATATCGACTGTAAGAAACTTTAGACGAATTACCTTTCTTATTTTTTATTTCGCCATACAACAGCATATTAGTGCCATTAGTAACAATATCCGATACTAGCTTTTTTGCAGCCGGTAATAATACTTCTGAGAAAATATAACTTTTCACATTGCTGACATCTTCACTAAGAAATGTATCAGATAACTTGCGTATGCCTGATTTTTTCTTAGTTGATGTTTTTCCTGAAACTACTTTCTCTACTTTTTTTTCTGCAACTTCTTCTCTAGCTTTATGCGAATTAGATGGATAATTTTCCATAATTGTCCTCCTTTTTATTGAACTAATTCTATTTTTCCAGGCAGTGAAACTCTTGCCCCTGCTGTCAAATTATTGTTTTTCTTATACTGATACGCCAAGTTACTTCTAGCTTTTGTTTCTGATGCAGCATATGTTGTCCCGATCCAATTTGTTTCAACGATTGTGTCAAATCTTTTTATCGGACCTTTATATATGTATTTGTTCATGTTTTAATATTCCTTTCAACAAAAAATAAAAGAGAAAATACCTAGTTAAAGGTATCTTCTCTTTTTCGAACTCTGTTCAGTTTTTATTTGGATCATTCTTCCTCTTCAACGATTTCATTTTCATTGTCCGAAACCACCATAACTGGCTGTTCATTTTTTGCCTTGTGCTTGTACCATACTCGTTTTACTTGCTTAGCACCCATAATAGCTGCACATGCCAATGCACCTCCGATTATTATGCCCAAGCCTATTGGCTTTCCCGAACGCCTTTCCATTACGTTTTCCAATGTTTCCGCAACAGTGTCAACTGCCTCGTTCGTCATAAGTTCTTCATTCATTTTATTTTCCTCCTTAAAATATAAAAACTTGAAAGATTGTTCTTCCATAATACAAATTGTTTTTTTCGCGTGCCCAGTTTTAGCAATAGTCATACTCTGGTGACACTGCGTATTCTATAGCTAAGCATGGATTTCCATCGTCCGCCAATAGTGGCACATATGATATATCTATTAGACCTCTATCTATATTCCAACCTAATTGGTCACCCATTTTAGTAAAACTCAACCCGAGTTCATAATAGAAATCGTTCAAAGATATATATGACTCGCTAAGCATTCGCCTGTTTAGTTCATTTACTATTTTTTTAATAGTATCTATATCAGACTTAAAATATCGACCACTCACCGAATCATAGCAAAGTGTATCTCCTTTTGATGTAATAATAACCTCTTTATTAGCCATTGGATTATTCTCTATTTTTTCTTTTACGATTTTTGTTTTTATTTCTTCAGCCTTTTTTTCGCCTACAGTCTCTGCTACTTTTTCTTGATAACTTTTTAATGTAGCTTCTGTCATAGCATAAACACTTGCTAATGCCGTATTTCTCTTGAAACTTACTGTTGACGCTCCTATCAAACATGTCGCCGACATCAATATCGTTATTGCAGACGGAATATAACATTTCCAAGTACATTTTACAACCTCTATCGGCTGTAATTTACTTACTTGTTGTTCATCTTTTTCGCATTCGATATTCTTCAAAGCTTTAGGTGTGGCTTTTACAGCCATCACTGTAGCAGAAATCATACCGGCAATTCCTATACCTGTTAGTATTTCAGGACTATGCTTTTTTATTTTTCTACCTATATTTTTTGTTATAACTGACAAATTTTTGTTCATCATACTTCTCCTTTCAATTATTGATTAACTGGTCTATTATATCATTTGATACTGTAACAGCTGTTGCAAATATGTGTTCTGTTTTTTCATTCAGTGTTGAAAGTCTATACATTTCATCCCTAAATCTTTCAACCGCACATAACGGTGGTGTTAATTTATCTCTTGATAAAATATCAATGAGTTCTTTTGCCGCCCATTTAGAATTTGAAACGGTCAGAAAAGAAAAACCGTACCATGTACCTATTTCATCCAGATAATATATATAATTTTTTATAATTTCAACCGCTGATTCATTTGGCGACTTCATATGCATATCTCCCTTCATTAAAAAAGAAAAGAGTCCTTGTTAGGACTCATCTTCTTATTGTTTATCGGCGACTGCCTTTGCGACTTCCTTTGCAATTGTTTCTTTCATTTCCGCTTTTTCTGTAAAGCTACTTGCGATAGGTACCGCAATAGCTAATATAGATATAATCGGTTTTGCTACTTTCATAACTTGCTTAATGTTTATCATAATGCATTCACCTCCCTTCATAATAGAGATTGTTATTTACGCGTGTTCACAACCAACCATCGAGATAATCCGATGTTGGAGCAAAGGGCATGGAAATTAAACATACTTCCATTCCATCATCTGTTGTTATAAAATCGTGTTCAAAATCAACCCAGCTATAGCCATAAAACGCCATACCTGCATCTATACTCCAACCTATCGTGTCTCCACCTTTGATCTTATCTATTCCTAAAAAATCATATAATTCATTTAACGTAGCATATCCGCGTAAAGTAAAATTTCTATTAAAATGATACTCTGCAGATATCACATCTACTTTATTCGATTCAAAATATCTTTTTGAAAACATATCATAAAATAAACTTTTTTCTTCTGAAGACACCTCAGGTTTTGTATCACGATAAATATCTTTAGCCATTTCTTTATCTACAGCAGCATCATCTCCATACATTTCATTAACTTTATCTCTATACTCTGTATATGATTTTTGTAATAATGCATAAGCGCTTATGAGAGATGCTTGTTGCTTTTTATTAAGAATATTAGCACCTAATATACAAGCTATAGTTGAAACACCTATAATTATAGTAGGTAGATATATATGAGTCGTAGTTATGATTTTTTCTTTATTCGATAATTTATCACCTTTTTCTTTTTCTGCCTCTTCTATAGAATATAAAGCTTTAGGTGTCGCTTTAATTGCACTAACAGCAGTAATAACTACACCTGCCGTACCTATACCAGTAAGAATGGTAGCTACGTTTTTCTTAATGAAACATCCTGTTTTACTTAATAATTTATTCATTCTATTCACCTCCTCCCATCAGAAAAAATAAAAGAAAAGAGCCCTTGTTAGGACTCTGTTTTCTTATTGTTCATTGGGAACAACAGAATTGAGTAATTTTTCAAGTCTGTCTGTGAATTCCCTTTGTTTATCCACACATGCCATTCCTGTTGTAGATAGTTCGGCGGTTTTTGAAGCGATCATAGCTACTAAAGGATCGTTTGGTCTCTCCTCAATTAGCTTACACACTAAAAATCCTACCTCTCCAATCTCCCGGAATAATTTTTTTGTTGTTTCTAACATAATAATTCTCCTTTCAAAATATAAACTCGTGGTCTATTGTTTCCATAATACGTATTGTTTTTTTCGCGTGTTTTAAATATAACGTCTATCGAATACCGTTTCCCATCTCTCTCGTGATAAAGGCTTCATTTTCAGAGCCCACATTATTTGCCGAACTGTAACCGTTGGATATAATCCGTCGTCAGAACACTTTTTTGATCGTTGTTCAAAATAGCCTTTAAAATAAGGATGTAAATATATTTCATCAGTAAGCCACGGATCGACTTCGCTCCACCATGTACTTTTTGTTTCAACATCATATCTCTGCTGTATTACAGCTAAACCTTTTTCGTCAATTTTATATAACGTACAACTGTCGTAAACCGGATGATTACAAATATAAAGTTTTCCATACATAGATAAGTAAATAGGTGGCTTTTCGTAATGATAACGCATTTTATGCCTCCAAGGATAAAAGTAAAAGACCATGTTGATCTTTTACTCCGGAACTATAACTTATCAATTACTTCCTCGGCTTAAATTTACTCCATAAACTTCTAAATGTTGTCGATGTAAATATACCTTTTTCCTCAAACTTAAAACCTTTCTTTAGCCAGACACTATAAAACACAATCGGTATTATGATTTCTGCCGCCGCTATTCCCGCTTTGAAATATCGATCTTTAACCTGTTCTTTAAGCTGTTCTGCTTTGAATTGTTCCTCGCAACTACGAGCATCGTTTTCCGCATCTAATTGTTTTTCTTTTATTATTAACTCATCAGACTGCAGAGTATTTTCCATCTCGCGTCGTTCTTTCTTTTCTTCAAATTCCAGCCCCATTCTAGTCTCATCGATTTTTAAACGGTACAACGTGTTTAAATCATCTATTGCTAACTGCTTTTCTTTCGATCCGTCATCTAGCGTTTTTAGACTTTCAATTTGTGCTATAATTTCCTCATCTAACAAATCTTTAATGTTTTTTTTCATTTTAGCTCTCCTTTCAAAAATATAATTTTTCATAGTTCCATAAAAGAAACTGTTTTTTATGCGGTTCTTATCTATCCTTTACCACAATAATAAAATAACATATATTATTGTAACCTGCGTGCTGAAAATAAACAAAAAAGAAAGAGCCCTTGTTGGGACTCAATCCTTTAATCTGTTGAATAAATACTACCGTTCATAGTTTTAGGAATACAAGAAATATCCCAAACTCGAATAACTTTCAGTTCGTTTATCAATGAGCACCATTCGGTATTAGAAGCTTTAAATACTATATGCCATATACGACCATCTGACCAAATCCTAATACGTCCATATAATAATGTTTTGACGCAATTCCGATTTTTGTTAATAACCTCTATGGTTTTTAGTACATCATCTTCAAATACAATAAAATGATGAGTTTTGATTATGAACTTATTCATAAGTTTGTTAAGTGTATTGTTCATATTTATCTCCTCCTATCATAATAGGGTATGATAAATATGCGTAGGTTTATCTTCTATACTTACTTAACAAATAGAAGAATCGTCTATATCTATCATAATATATATCCCTTGAACAAGGCATATTCATTTGTAATCGAAGAGCTTCATATGATAATCCTTGTGTAACAGCTTTAAATATATAACTTGCCAACTCGATATCTGCATCATTTGCCGCCTTATTAACCATATCCATTCTTTCGCGATAGTATAATCTTTTTTCCACAGTTTCAGCTGTATAGTCCGTTATTTTATTTGTTTGACTGTTTTTCTTTAAATCAGAAATCTTAGTAAAATCTGATAACTCGTTATATCGTTTTTCCCACAATGGGTACTGTAAGCAAAAATGTTTTAATTCGTAATAACGATGTTCATTGATGTAGTATTTGTTCTTTTCAGAAATTTTTGGTCGTATAGTTGTACTCATTCTATTTCTTTTCTCCTTTCCATATGTACCCAGTTTCTTTATATAGTTTTTGGGGCGAAATATAGTAATTGATTCTACCATATCTCGAATCCATTTCTTTTATAGTTTTTACAACCTGACCTTTTCTGGTTGCTGTTCCTATTGGCAACCACCCAACTATAATTCCTGCTCGAACCCAATGCGCCTCTTTTCCGTATACTCTTGCTGCTACTGCAACCGGTACCGATCCATCAGCAAATTTAATGTCATTCATTGGTTCTTTTTCGTTAACGTTTTGTTCTTGCATCTGCGTTCGTCTCCTTTCAACTGCTATTCTAGCTTAAAAATGACTTTTTGTAAAAACACATCGAGTGGAAATATCCACTTTTTTCTGTAATCAAAAAAACTCCTTTCTTAAATATAAATTACGATGTTGGTTTTATAAAAAAGAGAATGGCATGCAAGAATCGAACTTGCGACCCTCAGATAGATATATCTGCCGCTCTACCAACTGAGCTAATGTCTTTCTCTTCATAATACGCCTTGTAAATTTCGCGTATTAGTGTTAAAATATGTTACGTCATGATTAAAATAAATGAAAAATATTGTCCTATTTGTAAAAATAAGTTGAAATACTACGACAGTGTAAAAAGAATAGTGAAAACTAAAAGAGGGAAAACTAAAAAGATTGTAATTCGCAGACTTCGTTGCAGTTCGTGTAAATCATTACATAGAGAGCTCCCAAGTTCAATAATACCATATAAAGAATATGAGTCTGAAATAATCATTGGTGTAATTGAAGGTCTGATTACTCCTGAAACTCTAGGATACGAAGACTATCCTTGCGAGATGACTATGAATCGTTGGATCAACGAAAAAAATAGACTTTTAAAAATGTATTTTTAGATGTAGGAGTTGACAATTCCTACACTTTGATGTATAATTTTTGCTAAAAACTATGACAGGAGAGAAAAAACATGTTAATGCCATGTCCCGAATGTGCTTTAAATGTTAGCGACAAAGCAATATATTGCCCTCATTGTGGCTTTCCTTTAAAGCCAGAGAAATTACCAAAAAAAATGAAAGGAAAAAATAATAAAAGAAGAAGATTGCCAAACGGTTTTGGTCAAATAAGTGAAATTAAGAATAGAAAGTTACGTAATCCATTTCGTGCAATGATTACTGTTGGTAAAACAGAAACAGGAAGAAGTATTTGTAAACCACTCAAACCGCAATCATATTTTCCTACTTATAACGCCGCATACGAGGCGTTAATAGAATATAATAAGAATCCATACGACCTTGATGTAGCTATCACAGTCTCAGAACTATACGAAAAATGGACAAGTGAATACTTTAAAACATTAAAATCAGCATCGAGTATTCGTACGATCACTTCCGCATGGTCTTATTGTTCATCGATATACAATATGAGAGCCAAGGATATTAGGGCTCGACACATCAAAGGATGTATGGACGATGGTGTAGCTATAATAAAAGGTGAAAAACGACTGCCTTCTGCGAATATGCAATCCCGAATAAAATCGCTATTTAACCTGATGCTAGACTATGCATTAGAATACGAAATAGTAGATAGAAATTATGCTCGAACTTTTAATACTTCATCCGATGTTTTAAAAGAATGTGAAGAAAACTCCGACAGTCATATAACATTTTCGGACGAAGAAATATCAATATTGTGGGATAATCTTTATAAAGTTCCATATGTCGATATTTTGTTAATACAATGCTATTCTGGATGGCGACCGCAAGAACTTGGTTTAATTGAACTAAAAAATATAGACTTTAAAAACAATACTTTTATTGGTGGAATGAAAACCGAAGCCGGAACAGAAAGAATTGTTCCGATACATTCAAAAATAAAAGAGCTTGTTAAATTTAGATATGACGAAGCAGTTAGACTGCATAGTAAATATCTTTTTAACTGCTCTGAATCAAAAAATAGTGTCAAACTTACATATGACAAATATAGAAGCCGTTTCAAAAAAATTATAGAATGTTTAAATTTAAACCCCGAACACAAACCACATGACGGTAGAGTATATTTTGTCACAATAGCAAAGAAATATAACGTTGATCAATACGCTATAAAATATATAGTCGGGCATAAAATCAATGATATAACAGAAAAAATATATACTAAACGAGAAATATCCTGGTTAAAATCAGAAATAGAAAAAATTAACTGA